CTATTGTATGTTAAACTTCCATCACCACCTGAATCAACATGACTTATAAGTGCTCTTACTTCTGCGTTAAAGTCTGTGACTTGCGTATGCGGTATTGCTATGTTTACTGCTGATGCACTTGTTATTTGTCCTTGTGCATTTATGGCTACTTGTGGAACTGCCGTTGCACTTCCGTATGTTGCGGCTGTTACGCCACTATTAGTAATGCTAATTGCACCACTGCTATATGTTATTCCTGTTCCACCACTAAACAATCCTCTTATTTCTGCATCAGTTGGTCCTTGGTAAGTTATAATGCCGCTTGTCTTATCATATGAAAGACTACCGCCGCCACCTGAATCAACACCGGTAATAAGGTCTTTTACTTCTGCATCAAAGTCTGTAACTTGCGTATGTGGTATTGCTATTAATTGATTTGTTACCGCAGTTGTTAAACCTTTTGCATTAACTGTAAAAGTAGGTATAGTTGTAGCACTACCAAAACTGCCTACATTACTGTTTACAGTATCTAGTGTTGCATTTAATACAACATCTGTGCTACCGTCAAAACTAATTGACGGTGATGATAAATCGCCTGTAATACTAAAGTTTCTACCAGTTGCCAATCTTGTTGCTGTAGTAGCCGAAGTTGCATTACCTGAAAAAGAAGGTGCTGTAAGCACACCAGTTGCTGTAATGTCTGTTGCTGAAATATCACCATCTACTGTGAGTGTAGTTGATATTGCTGGGCTGGCTGAAACTGTTAATGTTCCTGCTACTGAGTTAAATAATATAGATGCGTTTGAATCGCCTGATCTTAATTTTAGTTCACTGTTTGTTGCAGTAGTGCCGTCTGTTGCAAAACCGTCTGCATTAACAACAAGTACATCACCATTGAAATTAGTTTGTGTAAAAGAACTTGTCTCAACAAATTCCCTCTGTTCCAGTTGTCCCTCAATCGTGAGTTTACCCTGAACTACCAGTTCCTCATCTGCGTTGATGTAAGTGCGTTTAAAATTAGCCATTTATTATCTCTCAAACAAAATTGTTATTAACAACTATTTATCATAATGAAGAGAAATGAAAATCCAGTCAAAAAAAAGCACACCTAAGTGTGCTTTTTAATGTTTCTATTGAAACTGTTCTAATAAGTCTATTAAGGCTTACTGGAATGCAACGTTGGACATAGTAATATGATCAACGTAGTCTGCCGCGTTACCAAGAGATGACGCAGTATTTGTAAGTTCTTTGTAACCATATCTGGTCATGAAACTTACTACTGGTTCAAAACTTGAAGGATCCATTACAGGTCCTGTGCTCATTAATGGAACGTAAGGACAGTAGAACGCTGGAGCATCAGTTTCTGATGAACCTTTGTAACCTACTAAAATGTCTGTTCCGTCAGCCGCGTAGTTATCTACAAAAACTTTAACAGTACCATTCAATGTACCAACAAACTTAGTGTTTGTAGGTGCTTCGAATGAACCTTCAGTTGTTCTTGCAAAAGTTGAAGTTGACGCACTTTGTAAGATTGTCAATGCTTCTGGAGATACAACAACATAGTTACCAGCGCCACGTCTTGTTCTAGCCGCGATTCTGTTAGCCGCTCTGTTGATCTCAATAGCCAATGCCGCATGTCTGTCACCAACAAATACACTTGTTCCACTTAAAGAACTAAAGTCTAATGTGTTTGTTCCAGTACCTGCAAGAGTTCTTAATGAACCGATAATTTCTTGGTCGATTTCAACAACAATCTCTTGTGCTAAGGCTTGCATAATTTCTGCTTCAACGTCAACGCCGTGCATACTTTCTGCATCTTGAGCCGCCTCAAAAGTCCATCTAGCACTTAGACGTCTAGTCTTTGCTTCAACAGTTTCTTTTAAGATTTGAATGCTCATTTTCTTACCTGGAGTTCCCTCAGCAGATGCTGTTGCATCTGGAGATCCAGCGTATGAATTAGCAAGTTTGAAAGGACTTAATGCCTCGTCACCTGCTGTTGCTCCACCACCAGTTTCCGCATAACGGACCCTTAATGTGTGAATTTGCCCTACTGGGCCAGTCATAGGCTGTACGCCTACTAGTTCATTTGCGATCACGGAAGGCATAACCCTTCTGATCAAAGGTAACATTACCTTGTTTAGTGTTGCTACGGATCCTGCACCTGTGGCTCCTGCGGTTGCGGCCTCTGACAATTGACGCTTTGCGTTTTCGAGTACCACGTCCATAGTTTGCTTACGTTGACCGTTTAGGCCTTCTGTAAGTGCTTCTTTGGTTGCGGACCAGTTGCTTTCAAATAAATTTGCCATTTTAAATTACTCCTGTTATTTTGAAAGTCCGGCTAGTTTACGGATAGTATCAATTTCTACAATACCGTCCGTGCTGTCATTGGCTTCTGCGTTAGCAGTCACCTTCTTATCACCAGTGTGTTCTTTTGTTACTGATTCTGTGATAGTCTTTTTCACTCTTGGTGTGTCGCCATCTAAAACTGATGGAAGATACTTATCGAATTGCTTCGCTAAGTTCTCTGTCTTAACACTTTCAAGTAAATCAGACATTATTTCTTTCTTCTCTTTGCCTAATGGTGACATAAGTTCATTTAATGTTTCTTTACGATTCATTAAATCTTGTGCCACTTTCAACTTGCTTTCTGTTAAAGCAACTGCTTCGTCTTTCGATTCTGCTTTTGCTTCTGCTTCTGCAAGTTTAGTTTTCATTTCGGCTAATGTTTTCTGAACTGCATTAATCTCTTTTGCTTCGTTCAAGTATGATGTTCCATACTCGTTAGCGAATGCTTCAAAAATTCTACGTCCAAAGTCGTTCTCACGAGCTGATGTGATATCATCACGGAAAGATTTAACTTCATTTGTAATTGTTTTATTAACTACACCTTCCACCTTTTGAGCGGCTTTCTTAATGAAATCTTTTTTGGCTTCTGCTAATTGCTTTTTGCCTTCTCTTACCATTTTGACTTTCTGCTCAACTAATGCTTTCTTGTCTTCGTGGAACTCTGAAAGTTCCTCTGCAAGTTGCTCTGCAACAAAATCATCTAGTTTTGTTACATGCTCACTTGTACGAATCCTGTCTGCTCTAAGTTCTTTTACTTCCTTAGCGACTTGTTCTGTTACAAACTTGTCTAATAGTTTTGCGTGTTCACTGACAGCCTTGCGGTACTTAACTTGTTGGTCTGCTAATGCTTTCCTGTCTTCTGCAAGTTCTAATACTTCTGCTTCAACTTTTGTAGTGATGAAGTTGTCCATTGCTTCAACGATCTGACCTTTGTCATGCTCGTATCTTTGGGCAAATTCTTCTCTAAGTTCCGCAGTAAGCTCTTCTCTTGCTTCAACAATTTTGCTTTCCCAAGCCTCTTGAATAGATGTACCCACTTCTTCAGAAAGGTCCATTCCTTCAAGTATCTCGTTAAATTTCACTGCCATAGTAGTCTCCTACTTACTTTGTATTTAATTCCTTAATGAAACGAGTCATTTCGTTCATCAAGTGTTTTTCTGCACTTTTATCGTGTGTTAAAGCGGCCGCCGTATTAAAAATAGTTTCGCCGCCTCTCATATTGAATAAACTCTCATAAATTGTTTTTGGGTAGGCATCCGGAGCACTAGGTTGTGCCACTATGTCTACTGTAACAATATCAAAATCGGAAACTTTGCCACTTTCGTTAACATTACCGCTTCCTCTACTTGATACGCCCAATTTTGCTCCCGCCTTCAACAATGCTGATGCAATGTTTCCCATTGGTGTTTCTATGATTTTAAGTTTACCCATGCCATTATCGCCATCCATGTGCATGTCTGTGATTATATGGCTAACTCTATCTAGGTTAATTTGTAACTCTTCTGGGTGATCTAACTCTCCCATTACAGTTTCTCCTCCACCTAATCTAGTTCTTACATTCTCTACAGCACGTTGAATCTCATCTCTAGGGTAAACCCTACCGTTTTGATTCTCTACTACACCTTGAATGAATAGTCCTTGCATAAACAAGTCCTTTCCATCTTCGGATTCCATTAATTTTAGCCCTGCATGTTGCGGTGCTAAGTATTCATAGAGTTTTCGTGCCATATTAAATTACTCCTAAGTAATATCTATTTAGACTTTTTTATGGTCTACGTTAATGTTATCTGTAGGTGTGTTGTCTTTTGCTGATTCACCTTTTTTACCTTCGCCGCCGTCTTTTGCACTAACTGGTTTTGCTAGAGCTACTGCTGGTTGCTTAGGTGCTTTAGTTAAAGATGATTCATTTGAATCTGCTTCGCCACCTTTTGGTGCCGCTACTGCATCAGAAAGTTTAGTTGCTTCTTCAACAACTTCGCTGTCTTCTTCAGTTGACTCTTCAATGTCATAGTCAAAGGATTCTTCTTCCATTTCTGGTTCCATATCCACGTCCATGTCCATTGGCTCGTCTAAATCAAGCTCTTCTGCATCGTCTTCGCCTTCTGCATCGTCGTCGCCTAATAATTTTTCAAATTCAGCTCTAAGATCTTCTAACTCTGCTTCTAAGTCGTCGACTTTATCTTCGATATCACCTTCTTCTGCTGGTGCATCGGCTTCTTCATCGTCTTCTTCGCCTAGTCTTCCTTCTTGCTCTGCATCAACTTCTTCAGCGTCTGCTGAAATATCGTCTACAAAGTCATGATCCTGACTGATTTCTTCTTCGACTGCTTCTTCCTCAGTCTCAGTAGTTTCTTCTACTGCTTCTTCTTCTGATTCTTCTGCTTCTTCAACAGTTTCTTCTTGTTCGCTATCCGCTTCATCAAGAACTTTCTCGTATTCGCTACGAGCCTTTCCTACCACATACTCATGCAAAAGCTCTTCTGCTTTCTCATTTTCTTCGGCTAAAAGTAGTTCTAGAATCTGCTCTAGATTTGCTTTTGATTCTGACATTAGTGGCCTCCTAATATAAATTTTTTATTTAATAAGGCGCAAGATACGCCTAATACACTTACTACTTAGTGTGAATGTGTAATATAAGTGGGAAATGGTGTGTTTTTGACGGAAAAACGGCTAAAAAGCCATTTATGTTAATATTATTTAGTATTCTACTTAAAAAGTTAAAAACTAGTTTATATTATGCCGCCAGTGCTTTCTTGTGCTGGTTGTGAGTACATAGTTCTAACGAACTCATTATGTTCTATCTGTTCTGCTTGTCTAATGTCACGAATTTTTCTTAACTTATTCAACTCTTGAAGAGTCAGTTTGCCTTTACGCACATCTGTTTCTTTACGTTGAGTAAATTTGTCCTCGTTAGGATTGTAAAATTCGTTTAGTCTCATTATATGCCGCCTTCTGGTGGTCCGCCTAATGCTCCGCCGCCTAAGTTTCCTATAGCATCGCCAACTGCATCAGTTGAACCTGGTTCTGCCATGCCGTCAAGTCCTGATAAATCTGGTTCTGCATCTAAATCAACAGCATCAGTAGGCATTGGTCTAATTCCCATATTGCCTAATCCTGGTTGTCCTTCAGGCTGGTTACTAACATATTTATCTGAATTGTTCTCTTGTCGCCATAACTCTTCATTTTCTAATATTTCGTCTTCAGTTAAACCTAAATACTTCTTCATCTTAAACTGATTACTCATATAAGGTACTGCGGCAACTTGATTGTATAGTTGTGCTCGTTCAGTTTGTAATTGTATATCTCTGAAACTGCTAAAGTTCATTGGTGGATTAAATTCTATAGTAAATGTACCTGAATCAATCTCTATCCCTCTAAACTTGAGGAACATTTTAAATTCTCTGTCTAAATCTTCTTGCACTTGCTTTTGTAGTCTTTCAACATACTTTGCAAATCTATATTCTTGAATATAAGCAATACCTACTTTACCGTCATTGAATGTTTGACTACCATCTTCTGGGCCAGTAGGTAAGTATGAACTTGGTATTTTTAATCCACGTAATAATTTGTTATTAAAGTACCTTAGATCGTCTATTTGTCCTAAGTTCTCACCACCTGGTAATGTATCAACTTTAGAACCTCTTCCTTCTGCCGTTTGTGCAAAGAAATAATCTTCTAACATACTCATTGGATTGTAGGCACTATCTGCCACACTTGCACCGTCTTTGCTTTTACCTGGAACACGTTTTTGTTGTACTTCGTATTTGACTTGTTCTAAGTATTGTCTTGCTTTGTGAGGAGGCATGTTACCAACGTCAATAAAGAACACACGTCTTTCAGGTGCTCTGTGGACTCTGTATATAATAATAGAGTCTTCTAATAATTCTTTTTGTTTAAAAGTTTTAAAAATAGGTTCTAGTATGCTTATACCAAATGGCCAAGCATTATCCATACCTTCTGTTAAACTAATATGTACAATATGTTTTGCATCAACAGGAGTACCTTGGTCAACACCGTCGATAGCACCGGTTAAGTACCCGCCACCTGCTGTTGGATTAGTAGGACTCATGATACCTGTAATACCTTGTCCACTACCATATGGTCTTGCATGTAAGTTAGAAACTTTTGTTGCAACTTTTTCTTCAAATATAGGATCTAAGTTTTTAACAAAATACTGTTCTATCTTTTTACCTGCTGTTTCGTTTACAACAACTTTTTCAATGTTTGCTTGATCACACCAATATAATTCGTATGTTTCTGGATCTCTAATAAAAACCTGATCACCATATTTAATGCTGTTACGGAAAATCCTAAAAGCACGTTTATACATAGTGTTCAAACTACACCATTGTTCTAGTGTTTTGGTTATAATTTTACTTTCTGTGTCACTAGGTGTTTCTGAATAGTTAATAGCAAAAGGTAAACCAGACGATTCGTCCTCTTGTGTACCAAACTCTGCAATAACATCTAAGGCCGCATTAATCTCTGAATCAGCATCCATGTTATCATATTGCATATAACGAATAAGTCTGTTTGGTGATCCAGCATACACTTCAGGTAACCAACTGGCTAACTGATTAGAGGCCGCCCCTGCACCTCCTTCCGATTGTTGACCTTGAATATTTAGTGGTAAGCCACTATTGTCAACTGGTGTAAAATGTTTTCTCCAACTCATAAATTAGTCTCTATTCAAATATTATACACAGTATTTATCATTAGTCAAGAAGAACTTAATACTACATTGGCCAAGGATGATTCATTTGCTTGTCACCATAGGGATAATTAGTATCGTGTAATAATACCTTAGCATCCTGTGTTCGCTGTACTTTAGCGTCTATTTCTGCACAATATTGCAAAGTGTTTTGTGTAACAGCATACCCATTACTCTGTAGAAACTGGCAATTAATAGAGCTAGAAGGGTGAAAGTCGGCTTCTTTTTTAGTCCAATTGTCTGGTTTCCAAGCCGGTATCCATGAGACGGTTGGTGTGGTAAATGTATTACCCATTTCGTTAAATAATGTACTTTTAGACGCCATTTTGTCGTTTAAATGACTGTATGTTTGTATTATATCACTGTTATCTCTAAGCGAGCCATTTAACGTTAAATCGTAATTGTTCTGCTGTTCTGGTTCAACTGAGAACATTTGAAATGCTGTATAAGGTGCATGTTGCATTACTGTGGTGCTATTATCTATTATTGCTAAATCCCTCATTAAAAATCCTCTATCACAATAACCTTCTTTCTTGTTGCCAAATTCTAATTGCGGATGTATTGTATCGCTATGCATATTCCAAGGTTCTGGACGATTTGTTACAATAATAGTGTCTGTGCCTTTTACTAAGTTCTCTAAATTTGAATCGTTTGATGTATAATAGTCTAATCTGTGGAATGTACTCCACATAACACCTACTAAATCTGTTTTGCATAGATTATGTGTGTAATGCAGTTGATTAAGTAATGTGGAGATATATGTGTTGCCTTGCCCTGGTTTAGCAAACGAATGAAATTCTAGATGAGGATTTTGCTTTGCTATGATATTTGCCCAGGTGGGCCACATCCATTGTGTAAAACTACAGCCGACTACAAAAAATCTTTTATAGTGCGAAGTATCAAGTTGAGAGAAATCCGTTAGTAATGACATACTAATAGTTATCTACATTGCCGATGTCTTCTTAGGTAATTCGACTATTGCTTTTTTAGTTTTCTGGGTGTTTGTTGCAATTTCACTTAATAAGTCATGTATTGTTTTGTCTGCATCTTCTTGATGAGCTGGGGTTTCTTTGCCTGGTGTATTGTTAGACGCGGCGGCTGATGGATCAGGCGAACCTGACATTCTGTTAGCAATACTACCTATGCCGTCCATGAATCGTTGTCCAAGTCCTTTGTTGCCGGCATTATTTAATTTTTCTACTGCTGATGCCTGGCTTAAAATTTGTGCTGTGTCAAGAGCATTTAAGTCTTGCAAAGTAGTTATTAATTCGTTCATTCCGCTAGTAAAGTCTAATAAACCTTGACCATCTAACTTGGCAAACTTTTCAAATATATCTAGTTGTTTGTATTGATCGTCTAGGTCTGGACCACTGAACCAACCATCATTTGTAGCATTGCCAAATGCTACCATAGACCCTGCCATAGCATCAATGCCTGATGCAGTTGATTGTAATTTACCAGCGTCTATTTCAGCAAGTTCTTTAATGTTTTTTGTTTGGTTGTTTAATAGCATTGCTTCTTCATCTGCTGTATTACCCATCGAGTCTATTAACATGCTTATACCACCTGCGGCTACACCAATACCTGCCGCGGCTAATCCTACACCTGCCAATGCAACACCAATGGCAATCAAACCTGGTGCGGCGGCAGTACCGGCAATACCTGCGGCGGCTATACCAATTGCAAACGGAAGTAATGCTAGACTTAACATTGCTATGCCCTTGCCAAACTCGGACCACTCCATATCTCTAAATGTATCAAATGCGTCAGAAACTCCCATCATTGCAATACCAACGCCTGCGGCGGCTACACCAAATGCGGCCATTCCTACAGCACCCGCTCCAAATTTACCGCCTGTCTTAAGTGCTTTGGTGCCTGTATCACCGCCACCAAACAGTTTACTAGTTAATTTTGATCCTAAACTTTGAACTGGGCCTTTTATTGCACCTGCAAACAATCCTGCAAATGCAGATTTAACCGACTTGTATGCGGCGGCTATTAGGAATGCATTTACAATAGTGCCAGACATGTCAAATACTTCTGCTTTTTTGCCAGTGGCTGGATCTGTCTCAGTATCTGTGTCAACTAAAATGTTTGTGAAAAAGCCTAATACTGATGCCATAGTGTCTAACAACCCAATCACAACTTTAAAAGAAGTAATCCAACTGTCTATTGTGTCTCTAAATTTATCTTCATTGAAACCGTTAATCCACTTAACTAATTCATCTGTTAGGTATGTGATATATGGTGTCAGTTTTTCACTGATTATTGTACTAACTTCGCCTATTTTACTTGATCCGTCTTCGGCTTTCGCAAACAGGTCAGTGAATGCATCAGTGACCTTTCGCAGTTGATCATTTAAGATAGCAAATACTCCACTTTGCTCCCTGTTGAGAACTCTTCTTCCTTTTTCATCTGTCTTTATTGTCTTACCGTCTTCTTCTAGTGCGTAAGTGACGTTGCTGAACCCGTCCATTATCTGAGATAACGGAGTTCCAAACGCGGCGAGAACATTAGTAACAGAACCTGCTATACTGGCGTTAAGTTTATTGAATGCATTATTTACTGTGGCAGAGGCTTTTGCTAATTCGTTAACATCTGTGGCGGCGGTGCCTGCTTGACTTACTTGTCCAATTGCCAATCCAAACTCCTGCCCTAATGCACCCATGTTTTCTACAATGGCTTTCATTTCAAGTTTCTGATTAGCATCGAGACCTTTTATAGCCGCCATTGCTGTGGCTGGGAAGGCTTTGATCATTTCTTCAGCCTCTTCATAACGTCCTTGTTCTTTCAGGGCATTAATCTTGACAATATCCCCAACTAGCTCAGTTCCATTTTGACCATCTATTAACTGTAGTATTTTATTTAATTCTGGGCCGGCATCTGTTCTAAATGCAACTGTTTCCAACATAGCATTTTGTATAGCATTGTTAACACCTTGCGAAAAGCCTGAGGCTCCAAGTTCTGAACCCATCGCCTTAAACGAATTGACAAAGTCTTGACTTCCGGCTCCCATGCCTTGTAATAACAAGGACACAGAAGCATTGTCTGTTAGTGTGGTTCTAGTAGCGCCTCTGATTTCATCAATACTTTTACCTAATATTGCTGTGGCTTTAAGTTGCATTTCATACAACTGTGCAGATTGCTTTGTTTGTTTCATAGCATCTATTTGCTGTAAAACACCAACTTGTCTAAGTATGTCTAAATCTTCATTTAATAACGCACCTAGTTCTCTGAGTTCTAACCCGAATGCCGAACCTGCACCAGTTAATTTCTGAACTTCACTGGTCATCGCAATGAAATTCGATCTACCTGAAACAGCAATAATACCTGCGGCTTCATCAAATGTTTGTGATACTTCTTCAGCACTATAACCCAGCATCTGGAAGGAAGCCGCAAAGTTGGCGGCATTGCTAAAACCACCTCCGCCTAAGTCTAAACTTGTTCCGCCCCTAGAATCTTGTAAACTGGCGCCTACACCTCTAATGGCTTTGCCCATTGTTAACAAAGCACCTGCGAACAGCGTCAATGATGCACCGGCAAATTTTAATGCTTTGGTAAACACCGTTGTTGACTCACCGATAGCCAGACCGCCTGCGCCACCGCCTGAATCTAAGCCTTGAATTGCCTTGATTAGGTCTTTATCGCCTTGAGCATCAGTTTTATTTCCCTCAGCAGTATTTTCGCTGAGTTTTTTCATCATCTCTTTTTGTTTATCAGTTGCGCCTACAAGATTATCTATAGCGTCTTTCATATCGGACAAGGTGCTTTCAGTTGCCCAAGCCGGGGCATTAAATCGTTGTCCGTCTAATTGAATGTCTATATCAGCCATAATATGTATAAAGTACCATTTTAATGATGATAAATACTTTGTGGTTAAGTTAGTATCATCTTTATACTATTTATCCTTTTTATTAACTGGAGTTTTAATATGGCAAATAAGAAAAGTAATAGCCCTTTAGCAGGGTTCTACAGAGCGCCTAAGATGTATACGCAAATACCTACCGGTGGAAAATACTATGATGAGAAAATCATCGATTGGCCAACAACTGACGAATTGCCTGTTTTTCCTATGACTGCAAAAGACGAAATGATTATGAAGAATCCTGATGCTTTGCTGAACGGTGAAGCAGTTGCACAGATTCTAAGTAGTTGTGTTCCTTGCATCAAAGCGCCAAGAAAAATGGTAAGCAACGATGTTGACACATTGTTAATTGCTATCCAAGGTGCTACTTACGGCGATGAAATCAAAGTAACTGCAAACTGCCCTAAGTGTGAGCATGAGAATACTGGTGAAGCCAGTGTAGAAGATTGCTTAGATAGAATGGCAGTTGTTTCAGAGAATTATACATTCGAAACAACCCAAGGCCTATCAATTGATGTTAAGCCGTTCTTGTATGAAAACACAATACAAGCCGGTCTTGCTAATTTTAAATCAACAAGAAGTTTACAAGCACTACAAAAAGTAGAAGACGAAGAAGCTCAATTAAAAGCATTCAACGAAAACTTTATGACTATTGCCGGTCTGAACTTTCAACTTGTAGTAGATAGTGTAAACAGCATCAGTGGAACTTCGCCCGACGGTGAAGCCTTTCTTGTTACCGATGAAGAGAGTATTCAAGAATTCTTAGAAAACTGTGAGGCTTCTATAGGCACAGCAATCGAAGAAAAGATTGGAGAAATTAATAAAATAGGAATCAATAAAAAGTTTAGTTTACAATGTGAGGAATGCGAAGAAGTTTACGAGACTGAAATTGCATTTGATCCTGTAAATTTTTCCACGGCTTCTTAGCAAACGCAAAACCAGAGGCTATTCTTGAGTTAATTAACAGACTCCGCAAAGAAGCCGATATCCTAGAAAAAAGCCTAATAGAAATCGCAGTATATAGTGGTGGCAGTATTTCTTGGCTAGAAACTCAGATGATGTCTTTATCAGAAAGAGCAATCGCAGTAGAAGTAATTAACAAGTACAACAAAATCAAGTCTGGCAATCTCACAGACGAATTTTAATAGATAATCCTAACAATAGTAAGAGACACTTCGTGTCTTTTCAATCTACATTCGTTCGTTCGTTTCACTCACCTCACTCACTTGATTGAAACTTTTTTAAAAAGTAATTATTAAGTAACATCGATTTCATGCAGATATCGAGGTCATATGAAGCCTACCTAAGTGGCTCCATATAAAAAATCGACCTCATGCGAGTATGCGTCGGACGTAAACGAAGACAGGTATTTATGTTTTGCACTTTGTTTGGCTCTGACCTTACCACACCTGTGTCGATTTTTAATTCCAACTCGCTTCAAGATGGAAATACAAAGTATTGCAATAACTTTTCAACTATTTAGACTTAACAAATGTTTCTTACCATTGGGTAGACATTTTAGCATCCGGCATCACCGGGTAGTGTTAAGAATCGCATAACAACCAATGCATAGGCTTACCATCTCACATCAGAATGGATTTCGCAACGGAATAATAGTTGGCCCGTCAACCGTGTGTGTTGTTTGTATGTTTTAAGAGTTAGACTTTGTGTCTGAGAATGCCATGTTTGTATTGTTCAACTAATAGTTATCGGTCTTTCAATCCTTCACGTAAGATTTTTGAACCACCTACTCTAACATTGATAATACCATTGTAGTAATCGTCTGTAAGGAGCACTTTTCTATCAAATTGCTCTTTTGCTTCTAAGTAACTTGCAACACCTCGGCTGGGGCAATAATGCAAAATTTCTCTTGTAAATTGATCTTCTCCTAGCTCTAAGACATCTGCATTTAGATGATCTGAACTACCCCAATAGGTTTTCCAGTCACTTTCTTTGTAACCTCGTCTTTTATTTTTTTTGCCTTTTAAGGGAGGCTTGGTAGTTTTGAACTTGGCAAGTTTCTTACCAACGTACATCATGCCGTTTTGCTTGTTTGTGATTAGGTATACAAATGCTTCACAATCCTCTGGAAGTGTTTCTACTGTTTTACCGTTAAAAGTCCATTGCATAGTTATGTAAGATATTCCGTGTCAGTGTTGTAAGCAGTAAATCCGCCTTCCTTAACTACTGTTAGAACATTATTTACACGGCCTACTAGTTCTTCCTTATGAGAAATGAGTAGAATGTTTTTGCCTTGCTCTCTATTCATCTTTTTTAGTATTGCTAGAGCGTTCTCTACGCCTGTTGTGTCCATTCCGCTGTCAATAAGCTCATCTACACACATCAAGTTCATAGGATGATTAAGACTTTCAAAAATATCTCTAAATGCCCATGATAGTCCTAATATAAGTCTGTTACGTTCACCTCTACTTAAATTATCAAAGTCTAAGTCTCTGCCGTATTCTGTTATCTCAACACCTAGATCACTTGCAAACTTAACATCATGAGGTAAGCCTAGTTTATCTAAGTAATATGCAAGTCTATGATTTAGATATGCAATGTTTTGATCAATAATTCTCTTACGAATAAAACTGTCTTTGCTTGTGAGCAACTTGTATAAGAAATCTTGATGATCTTTTAGTAATGTTAATTCGTTAATAGTTTCAAAGTCAACTTCTTGCAATCCTGTTTCTTGCAGAGTATGTACTTGCTCATCGTAAGGATTAACGTCCTCTGTCTTTTCTTTTAACTGAGACGCTAGTGTTTCTAGATTATGCTTATGCTCTAATGCACTTTCTAAGTCGTGATAAAATGTGTCTTCTATACCTGGTATTGTCCCAACTTCATTGAGAGCCAATTCTAAGTCAACAATGCGTTGTTCTATCTCTTCTTTGTATCTTACTTCTTCAGCAAGTTTATCTTCTAAGTCTTTTGTGTATTCTTCGTGAGTATCTAGGTGTGCAGTACTTTGTTCACATGCAGGACAAACGCCCTCCTTTGCCTTTTGCACATTCCCTTCTAGTTCTTCTATTTTGGTTATGCTTCTATTAAGCGATGTAACAGATCTAGTATGGTCTGTTTTTAATGCTGTAGCAGTTGCAGATTGCTCGGCAATAAGCGAGTTATCTTTGTGTCTTCTTATCTCTACATCTATGTCCATTTCCATTAGTGTACTAATTGATTCGGTCATATTTTCAATTTTTTCTGTGTGAGTTTTATGCCAGGCCTTGCCTCGCATTGTAATCTCTTGTATATTTTTCTGTATACGTTTGTTACTAGCCTCTGTGGCATTAATTTTAATTTCTTCTTCTTTAATCTTATCCCTACTATCTTTAACTAGCTCTTTGAGTACTTCTGCCTTCTCACTAAGTTCGGTAATGCCTAACAACTGCTCAATCATTGCACGTTGGTCGTTATTCTTCATACCAAGGAAAGGTTCTGTATAGGTGTTTAGAGCAATTAAATGCTTGAACATTAAGTGCGGGAAGCCAATAATTTTCTCTATTTCTTTTTGTGTTTCTCTACTATCACCTTGCTGTTCTTGGTCTTCTTTTTCAGTACCGTTAATAAACAACTTTAAGGTATTAGGACGCCTGGCCCTTTCAATCCTATAGTCTATGCCCTTAATCTCAAAGTCCACAGTAACAATCATGCCTTTACCGTTTGTTTTGTTAATTAAGTTATCTCGTCTAATATTTGTTAATGCTTCACCGTACAATGCATAACTTAATGCATTAATAATAGTAGTCTTGCCTGTGCCATTCCTACTACCATCGCCGCCCATGTCTAAGTTATGACCTAGTACCAAGGTCAAATTAACATTATCAAAATTTACTGCTTGAGTTTGAGCACCAACGCTCATGAAATTCTTTGCAGATACATTTTTAATCTTTAGCATAGTTTAAGTTTCTATTCCGTTATAGATATCAATAAGTCGTTGCCTATCAATTGTTGTAGAGTCAATGGTTTCTAATTGTGTAATAACAATTTGATCCACACTTTCAAATTTAATCTCGCCGCCTTCGTATGCTTCTTCCTCTTCTTTGATTGGTATGAGTTGAAGCTCTCTAACATTATACTGCTCTGCAAACTTTTCTCTAATAAAGTTTGCTTCTTCGTATGAAATGCTAATGTCTAGTTTTACTCTCGCATAAGTATATTCGTCTAATAGAGACTCATGCTGATCAAGTAACTCTTTGAGTGTAAAAGATTTATACTTAGGACATTCTAGCCAGTTTACATATTGAGGTTCTTTGCCCCACTCTAAAAACATAGCACCACGATCAACATCGCCTACATCGGCATAGTTATGTGGGAAAGCATTACCGATGTAATGTATATTATTCTTATATTGTCTTTTATGAAAGTGTCCGCTAAACACATAATCAGGTTTTGATAGCATCTTATCATTTATGCCACCGTGGTCTGGCATTTCTACTAATGCATTCATCTTAAAGTATGGTAACTCCAAGTGTGCAAACATGTACTTACATTCCATATTAGCAACTTGTTTATATTCGTCGCCACATAACCAAGGAATAATTGCAACATCGCCTTCAAGAAAATGTTCATCAATCATCACAATGTTTGGTAAGTCTCTAGCAAACTCGATGCTGTTTAGATCACGTTTTTCTCTGTAGTATAAATCGTGGTTACCTAATATAACATAAACTTTTTCAAATGCATCATTTAACTTTTTTAAGTCTCTGATACTTTGATTCATAGTTGCAATGTTTACACTTGCTCTATGATGATGCCAGTCACCTAGGAAAATACATGTTTCTGCATTTCTGGCTTTTGCTTCTGCAATAAACCAGTCTATAAATCTTTCACAGTCACTTAAATGTAATCTACTATTTTGTTTTAAGCCGTAGTGAATATCCGTAAAACACGCGGCGTTCTTAAAAAGTTGAGACATAAATTATTCAAAGGCTCCTTCATCGCTTTTGCCGGATTCAATTGATTCACGAAGTATTCTCATTTCATCTTCGTGTTTTATTTGTCTACTATAACTTGGTAAGTGTCCTGTGTCAATCAAAATATCATCCCTAATGCTTTGATTACGTTTCTCTAAGTTTAATACTCTTGTAAAACTGTTAATAACTGCCGCAGTATAATATGCAAAAGGATTATCTGACTTTGCTTCATTGAACTGTAGGCCCACTTGGCTAAGTTGAACTAATGCTTGTCCACGCATTTCGTCTACATAAGTGTACCCACGCCAGTTTGCTCTGTGACTAAATCTCTCTACAAGTTTTAAAAACATTGTGCCTAGTTTGTTTGTGATTCTACCTACACCAGGATTAAATTCTCCATTACTTAGACTGCCTTCCCAGTGACTTCTTGCTACTTCTTTAAGTTCACCGTTTTGAAATGCATAATGTTTGAATGGAGGAAAGTTTACTTTTGCTTTTGTTTCTGCTTCGTTCCTAGGATTCTTTTTCCTGCCTGGCTCTAATGGAATATGATCCATACACATAACTCTAAAAGTTACGTCTTCATCTGAAATGGTGTCCAAGTCAACTGCAAATTCTTTTTGCTTAGGCTTATTTCTGTAGTCTCCTGTGCCGTGCTCTATCATTGCAACTGCATACGCTTCACTTTGTATCCTTGATGCTTGATTTTGTTTTGCTTCGAGAATGGTCTTTTTATTAATACTTTTGACATCGTTTAGTATAATGTCGTTTTGAAAGTATTTCTCATCAGATAGCCAGCAAAAACTCATTTTACTTTTGTGTATCTCTTTGAGAATATCTTTGTTGTTGAGGTAATTAACCTTCTTAGGTGCCGCCATGTGTTCTCCAAAATTACGAATTTAAACAGTTATTATACATTATACTTAACAAAAGTCAAGAAGAATTTGCATTATTCGTGAAAAATTATAACAGTACTTAATAATGTTGATAAATACTACTATAGGAGAAATATATGGGATTCGATAGAGCAAAAAATGCCTTTAACGGGTTATTAAACAATAAAATTGCAGAAGCAAGTAGTAAGTTAGGAAATAAGAACCCTCTTGCAAAAACATTCTTTGATCGTATGGTTGGCTCTGCATTTCCAGGATACGGATTACCATCTAACCCAAACACAAATTTAACAGCAACAGAAATTAATGCTAGACTAGGTGCTTTATTGGCAGAAGCAGAAATAGTTGCTGGAGCCTCTGAAGCTCTCGATACAGACGAAACACTTAAGAATTCTTATGATTGGAGAGCAAGACTTAGACCTAAGAAAGGTGGAGAATCGTTGTTTTACCAAAAAACAACAGATAGCCCTGAATTTGACGACTACTTACTAAGACCTATCGAAGAGTCTGGTGGAATGGTTTGGCAGTATACTCCAACTATTATGTATCAAGCACAAACAAATTACGGGCAGGCACACCACCAAGGCATGAATTATCAGATAAACACTTTTGAAAATTCTGTACCGCCTGCATTGCCTGTTACAGCAGACTTTACTGCAAACAATATTTACGAAGCACGTTATCTGTTAGCAATTTTTACATTTTTAAAGATATGTGGTAAAGGAACATTCGGTGATTCAGCAGTGAAAAGCGGAGATTATGGTAGGCCACCACCTGTGTTACTATTTGAATATATGGGAGATCATATGTTTAATAAAGTACCAGTTGTTGTTACAAGTTATAGTATTTCTCTACCAGATGAAGTTGACTATGTTCCTGTAAAAGTTGGAACAACAGTTACGCATGTACCTACTCGTACAAACATAATGGTTAACTTAGAAGTAACATACACACCACAAAAACTTAGAAGGCAGTTTGATCTTAACAAACTTACTAGCGGTGAAGCATACAAGGATGGATTCATTTAATGGCTACATATAAGAGAAATAGTTTTTTGCAAAATGCAACATACCGAGACAATCAATTTCTAGACGTAAATGTAGGTCTACCAAGCATTGGCAAAAGCATCAATGACGAAACATTTGTAATAACACCTGAGTACGAAGAGAGGCCAGACAAACTAGCACATGTGCTATACGAATCATCTTCATTATGGTGGGTGTTTGCGGCAAGGAATCCGGATATTTTAAAAGATCCGTTGGGAGACTTTAAAGCAGGAACTACTATTAAGTTACCTGCGAGTACTTCTATACAGAATATAACAGGTTAATATGGCCACAGATATACCTAAATATGATGACCCATACGTAGGCGAAGTTTACGGCAACGTTCTCGATAACTTTGCTAACTCTACTTATTACGCAAAATTATACATGCTTAGATCATCATTAAGCCTAGCCGCTCACTCTGGTGTTGCCTCTATAGACCCTTCTCTCACAGGACCGCCCGGAGATCAAGTAATACTTGCACAAACAGGTGTAACTGCCGCAACCATAGACGATATAACTATAGAGTCGCTAACAGCAACAGACGGTCCAAATGCTATTGAATTAAAATTTACTGTCAAGCAACCAGGGGCGGCAACATTCTTAGACCAACTGGCTCTGTCAAGGTTATACTTAGATCAAAAGAATACTGCAATACCGGTGGTGTTTTTAGAAATAGGATTTAAAGGATATACTGGAGATTTCGAAGATGAAGACTCCGAAGAGTCTGGAAAATTCGAATCAGATATTGCTGGACCATATCGATGGAAGTTACACATAACAGATGTTAATGTAGAAGTAAATCAAGGCGGTAGTCAGTACGACTTCACAGCAATACCATCGAAGAGCTATTCGTTTACTAGTCCGTTGTTTAAACTGCCAACAAACTTTGCATCGGTTGGTAAGACAATCACAGAACATGTAACCAGTTTGCAAGAGCAATTAAACACCTACCACAAAGACGTACCAGATCATGCAGTTGCAGATGAAGTTGAGTTTGACTTAACTGGACTTATAGGCAGTGAATCAAATGAAGATGGTACAAATAAGGCAGGTAAAATTACCAATGAGGATTTATATACCAGTGCTGATCAAGATGCTGACGACAGAAATAGACTACTAAACGAAACTTATGCAATAGGCGATGCAGTTGAAGGAAGGCAAGCATTTGTTGATGCTCCATTAGACGAAGGTGAAGAACCTGAGCAAGTTTTTGATCAAGACAAAATCATGGTACCAAAAGATATAACCATAGAAAAATATTTTGCAATCCTGTTAAGCATGAATGAGGAGTTTCATCAGAAAATTTCTAGAAAGGAAACACTTGATGATCCTGGTTCAGAAATTAAAAAAGGCGAGGCATACGTTTATTGGTTTAAAATGACAGCCAATCTCGAACAACTTGGATGGGATAAGAAAAGAAACAAGTATGGCCACAAAGTAACGTTCAAACCAATACTATATAAAAGTTCAAGAGATGATATTATAGTTGATGCCAAAGAAGCCGAGGTTCCTGCCAAAGATTACGAATCAAGAGCTCAGCAAATAGTTGAAAGCGGTGGACTCAAAAAAGCATACAATTATATCTTCACAGGACTTAATGATCAAATAAAAAGTCTCGATATAAAATACGATAACGGTATAGCATTAATTCTGCCACCGTCTGGCGGAGCAATAGGTTCTGCGGCAGTAGTGTTAGCAGAAAAGGCAGGAACAATAAAAGCAGATGAGGATGTAACATTAGACGGTGTAGTAGAAAATCTAATAGAAGCCAAGAAAGAACAAAATGACAAAGACATATTCAAAGACTTCATGGACGGCATTAACAAACTAAAGGATCTTGCAGAGAACGGATTAAATGGTATTGTTGATCAGCTCACTGATGCCACAGGCCTAGACATTGGCATAATATCAGGCGCATTAAAAGACAACAACGAACAAAATCAACAGGCATTAGAAGCGGCATTAGATGCCGCCGACTTAAAGAAGTTAAGAGAACAAAACGAAATCAATAACCCAACCGTTGAATCGTTTGAAGAGTATACAGCAGAAATGAGCCAATACCATTATGCTGTAGATTTAACTAACCCAATGGAACAAAGTAATAGTATAACTGCTGACCAATTAGAAAAACTTGGATACTTAACAGTAAAGGAAGTTCAAGACGCAGGAGCCGAAATATTGCCTAAAACTACGGCCACTGATGCAAGTGGTAAAGACCCTGGCAGTGATGCCGCAACAATTAAAAAAGGTAGTGTTTCTAATACATTGTTTGGATTCATAGCAGGACAACATCAAGCAGACTTGGCGTTTATGTTAGAACTAGATATGACATTGAGAGGCGATCCGTGGTATTTAGGAAATGACGGAGATAAGTCTACTAACGAAGCTCAAGCAAACTATTACGGCGATGATAATCACATATACCTAACTATACGCTCACCAAAAACATTCGATTTGGACTGGAGAGACGAAGATAGTGATATAAATACTGGTTATTGGAGAGGCGACGGTCTGTCAAGATCATTTGGTGGAGTATATAGATTGATCAGTGTAGTAAATTCTTTCTCTGGTGGTGAATACACATGCGAAGTAAATGCCCAAAGAATAGTACCTCCGATACCTAAAGGAACAGCAACGTAATGGCATATAATAGTAACAAACAAAATCAGAGAATGGACCAAGGCAAGTCCAAATACATTGCTAGTATTAGTAAACGTAATCTAAGTTTAATTTACCGGGCTGAAATTTGTAATGTTAAAGATCTAAGTAGATCAGGGCGATTTGAAGTGTTTATACCTGCACTAGATGGCAGTAGAGGTAATACTAACTCACATATACCTTGCACATATACATCACCATTTGCAGGTGGTACCAATGTAGAAGGACTAGGCTTAGATATCAAAGATCCAATTGGCACACAAAAAGCATATGGCATGTGGATGGTACCACCAGATGTAGGTAATGAAGTTCTTGTGGTATTTGCAGACGGTGTTGCCAGTCAGGCATGCATGATAAGTTGTATGTTCCCAGATAAATTAACACACATGGTACCTGGTATGCCAGCAGGAAAAAGTTATTCTGATCCAAGTTTAATGATGCCTGTAGCAGAAAAGAATAGACGTGATGAAAAACCAACACACAACGATGCTGTTAGACCTGCACATTTAGACCTAGCAGAAGGAATAACAGTTCAAGGATTGTTACAAGATCCTCTAAGAGGTGCAGGAACAAGCGGCTCAAGAAGAGAATCTCCAAGTGAAGTGTTTGGTATACTTACCCCTGGACCAAGAGATCCAAAAAACTTTAATAATAGACTAGGTGGACATCAGTTTATCATGGACGATAAACTAACAAATTCATTAATAAGACTTCGTACTAAGGGCGGAGTTCAAATACTGCTTGATGATACAACCGGCAGTATATACATGGTTAACAAACGTGGTAATGCGTGGTTTGAATTAAATGCAAACGGCGATATAAACTTATTTGGACAAGGTTCTATAAACGTAAGATCAGAGCAAAACTTAAATTTACGAGCTGATAAAAATATCAATATTGAAGCAGGACAAAACGTAAACATGAAAGCCGCAGGTGACAGAAAAGCAGACGGGGACTATGCAGGCATTAATATATTAGGAGCATTGGGACTACCACCTAAAGGTATAGGTGGCAATATTAGATTTGAAGCGGCTGGCGAACTGTCAGGATTTGGTACTAGAAATGTGCAAATCACATCAGCAGGTGGAGACATAGACTTTAGTGCCGCAGGTAAGATTGCAAATTCTGGTGCAAAGTTTGATGTATTTACAACAGGCATTTCTCAGACTTCTGGAGACGGAATTTCAATGATAACAACAGGTGCATTCCAGGCCATAGCGGCAACAGGAGCAACATTAACTTCAGCGGCACCAGTGTCGTTGCTTGGTTCCACAGTATTACTAAACAGCGGCTCAGGAGCAATACCAATGCCAGCCATTCCGGCAGTACCGGCACCACAAATAGGCACAAACAAATTCAAAGATGCGGCGGCCAAGCCAGCAGAGTTTAAAAGACCTGAGGATGGAGAATAAGCATGGCTGATCCAATTTATGAAAAAGATGTAGGCGATGTTCTAACACCAGAAGAATTGTATCGAGCGATGGGCGGCAAGTCTAATAATACCACTGAAGGCGAGGACGGCACTGAAGATGTTTCTGGTGAAGAAAGTGGATCTCAATCTTTGGCTCCAACTGGAGGCTTACGAACAGGAAAAATAGACGAGATAGATTCTATTTGCCAAACAACATTAACCAGTGAACCGTATATAGGCCATGCAACAGCAGATCCTGTTAACGACTCAGCAAAAGAGCCAGCACAAGATCCCGCAGTAGAAGAATCACTGAATCCAGCCTCTTCAAGTAACGAAGATGGTAAACCAGATGATGTACAAACAACAGAAGGCAGTAACGTAGGTGCAGGGTTCGTGGACAAGGCCGGCAATGCCATAGCATTATCTAGTAGTGCAATTCAATCAGCATCAGGTACACTTTCTGAAGGCCTCTCAACTGCTAATGGCATAATGCAGGACCCAGCAGGTGCGGCGGCTGGTGCTCTTACTGATGCCTTAGGCGGCAATCCTGTGTATGACGAAGCATTAGGAATTCTTAATAATTTTAACACAATGAATGCTGAGAAGTTAGTAGAAATAATGGGACTAGGAGGGATGATTGCTGGAATTAAAGCGGCATTACCACCAATAAGATTCCCTACATCAAATGCACTAATGGAAAAAATAATAGGCTTACAAAAAGAACTATCAGCATTACAGGCTCAACTTAATCAATTTGGTTTAGATAAGTTAGGCTTTGACTTAGACTTACTGTCAGCAGATATGCAAAATATGAAGGGTTTAATTAACGATGCAATAGCAGTCGCCAAAGACGGGCAGGACTTAATAAACATTTTAAAAGAAAACGGAATCACAATGCCAGTTGATGGTGAACGAATTTTTGAAGATGCATTTGGTAATAAACTAGTAGATTTTAGTGCTGGTTTAGGTCCAGTAGGTGCAACGTTAGGTTTAATCACAGACATGAATAAAACATATAATACCATAGCAGATGATATTGATGTACCTTTACATGAGAATGGCAGACTTGCAATTACCAGTTTTGCTCAAAGTGTGGGTCCTGAAGTTTTTGCTGGAAGCAGAGTCAGAGACTTCATTAATGCTGGTAGAAATGATTTGGTTGGCAGAGAAATGCAAAAATGGGTACTGAATAGACCAGGTGGTACAGTAGACCCAGTATTAGTAGGAAGAAGACAATACGAATCTCAATTTTTTCAAACTCCAGATGAAATGGAGATTAACTTTGGAGAATTAGCAGACGGTGGAACTACATGGGCCGAGTTAGCATACATGCTTAAAAGACAACGTGAAGAGTTCTATGTCAAGAAGACTTCTGAAGATGGACCAGCAGACAGTTAATCTTACTTTTCGTTGATTTTCTGTGTAAGTTCGTTAATTCTTTTATAAGCATTATATTTCATTTCTTGCTCATTAGCAACTTCTTGCTCTAAGATTTTAACTCTACTTTCCAGATTCAATGCCATCTTTCTATAAACTTCTGCTTCTGTGTTTTCATGATTAGGCATACATATATTTACATAACTTATGTAAAATCCTATAGAATATAGGTAAAAAAGGGCAGTTGCCTGCCCTCTATCTAGCCGGTTACCATCTTTCGCATTTCTGCAAATTCTGGTGGCACAACTTTGGAGTTGTATCGAAAATTACCAACAAGATTGATTGTATTAAACAAACAATACTTCTTGGATTTTGCATCATAGATGCCAAAGGTAACATAACGTTTTTTAGATTCGTAAATCTTAATAAAACTAGCACCATTTCGATTACGTTCTTCCGCATGTGCCCAAATATCATTGAACACGTTAGAAAGGTGACGCATTTCTATCCCCTTTTCGTTAATTTTAGGGAGTAACTACTAAAGTTACGGTATCACACAATGTATGTGCTTATATGTATTTAAACATAATACATGCATTTAGTCAACCTTTTTGGTAAAATAAAACCCATTATATTGATTCTGATAAATAACAGTATGGCTAGATTAATAGGGTTCAGTACAGTAGATAAAGGTAAAGCACCGTTTCGTGTGCTTGGCAAAGAATGTGTGCTAAGAGATTTACAAAACGAGTTCTACACTAAGAAAGGTGAACGCCCAATGAGACCAAGTTTTGGTTGCATTATTTGGGACTTGCTTATGGACCCAGCAACTGGAGAAGTTGAAAAACTTGCCAAAGAAGATATACAACGAATTTTAAAAAGAGACCCTAGGGTAGCAGAGAAAAAAGTTAAGGTAATTGTACTAGATAATTCGATTAGTGCAGAGGTTGTAATTGATGTTATTCCGTTCAACTCGGTAGAAACATTATTCCTAACTTATAATCAGCAAATAGAAGAAGGTATTAGTTAATGGCTCAAAATAGACAAAACAACTTATTTGCCGCTGAAGATTGGAAAATAGCCTATAAGGCATACAGCGAAGTAAATTATCAAGCATACGACTTTGACACCATGCGTGGAGCAATGGTAGATTATGTTAAAACAAATTTCCCTGAAAATTTTAATGACTATATTGAAAGTTCAGAGTTTATTGCTATCATAGAACTATTAGCATATCTATCGCAATCACTTGCATTTAGAATGGATATTAACACCAGGGAGAACTTTTTAGAAACAGCAGAAAGAAAAGACTCAGTATTTAAACTAGCAAGAATGTTAGGATACAATCCTAAAAGAAATATTCCAGCAAGTGGTTTAATGAAAATAACTAGCATTAAAACCTCTGAGCAACTTACAGACAGTTTAGGTAGAAATCTAAGTAGCAGAATAGTTTACTGGGACGATGCAAACAATCCAGACAGTTATGAACAGTTTATAACAATTTTAAATTCTGCAATGAGCAGTACTAATAGATTTTCTTCACCAATTAAAGCCGGCGCAGTTAATGGCATACCAACCGACTTGTATCAAATAAATACACCTATCAACTCTCCGATAAGTTATAACAATTCAGTGAGCGTAGGCGGAGTTAACAAGCAAATTGGTATTGTCAATCCAGATTTTACAGACAACAGTCATTTCTTTGAAAGACATCCTGATCCAACAAACTTATTTAATTTGATTTATAGGAATGACGGCAAAGGCAATAACAGTAAAAATACAGGTTTCTTTGTTATGTTTAGACAAGGACAACTAGAGTCAGCAGATTTTAACTTTACATCACCTATTGAAAGTAGAGTGCAAGATATTCTTGTTAGTAATATAAATGAGACTGATGTATATTTACAAGAAGTAAACAGCAACGGACAAGTATTAAACAAGTGGGAAAAAATTCCTAACACAGTTGGTCAAACATTAAACTACAACAGCAAGAGTTTAGATACAAGAAATTTATATTCAGTAGAGAATGTAGGAGACAGTAATGGTATTAGATTACGTTTTCCCGATGGTGAATTTGGAAACGTACCTGTAGGAATTTACAGAACATGGTATAGAGCAAGTGACCCGTCAAGATATACAATTAGTCCAGAAGAAGCAAAAGGTTTAAACATATCAATACCTTACACAAATGCCGCAGGCAAGCAACACCGATTAACAATAACATATAGTTTACAGTACAAAGTAGGCAATAGTTCGCCGCCAGAAAGTTTAGCGGCAATCAAAGACAGAGCACCTAAGACATTCTATACACAAAATAGAATGGTGTCAGCACAAGATTATAATGTGTTTCCAGAAACACAAAGTTCTAATGTTACAAAAATAAAAGCAATTAATAGAACACATTCTGGACACAGTCGCTATATAGACATTAACGACCCAACAGGTACATATCACAATATTGATACGTTTGCCGATGATGCATTTATATATTCTAACAACACAAACTATACGCAAGAAATTATTGTTAACGATGCTACAACGGCTTTAGAAGTTGTTTCGAGTATTATACCTAACGCACTAAAAGATAGAAAAGTAAATAATTTTGTTTACTATAGAATGAGAAATGCATGGACTAATGCATCAACCGGTGGGTCTTATGCAAACTTTAGATTTCAAACACAAGATCAAGTTGTTTGGAATCCTCTTCCTTTAACAGACACCAGTAAGTCAGGATATATCAGTGAAGAATTTACTGATGGAAATAGGAATGTATTAATCAATACATTAACTGCAACAGCAATGTTTAAAGAAAACACATTCTTAAAATTTGTTGATCCATCAGACTCAATTGGTGGTTCTAAATGGGTAAGAATAGTAAACATAGAAAATGCAGGGCAATTGAGTGCTGGATTAAGTACCAGTATAGGACCAATAACACTAAGTGAAGATGTTAATGCTCTCTGGGAAGTTAAAGAAGTTATAGTATCTATGAGGAAATTATTTTTTCCTAGTGAGATATCTGGAAGTAATGGCATCGAAACAGCCATTAAGAACAGAGAAACATTTGGTATAGGGTATAACTTACTCAATGATACATGGTATAAAATACCTGGCTCAGAGCTAACAACAGCCGCAAAAACAGGTTCATATAGTTTAGATTCTTTAAATGCAGGCCCAAACAGTTGGGTTATACTCATGGAGTATAGTGCTATTGATGTTAATAACTACAAGTATAAAATGACGATTCGTGGCAACGAATATGTTGTACAAAGTGAATCAGACCTTAAATTTTACAATGTTAAATCAGTTAAAACATTAGGAAGTGATAATAAAAGTAACAAAGATACCGTTATCATAACCAGCACAAATACAAAGCCAGGTACATCAGAAACATTTGAGTGGAGCGGCATAAAGTGGGTAAATTCAGAAGTAGGACTTGCTATAGAACCAATTGGTTTAGCAATCAACATTCCATTGAGGACCAGAGACACTAAGGCAGTAGACGTAGATACGCAATGGGTAAGTAACTTTGGGATAATGAAAACATCAGGAACAACAGTTGCTGATCAGGTTGCATACAATAGATATGTAGAAGAAGCAGTCATAACATTAAACACTTTCCATCAGGCAGGTGGCATAACAGCAGAGACAAATGTTGTTATAGCAAACAACATGGGTACCATACAAAGTTTGCCTAGCAAAATTACTATACCGTTTAACAGCACAACATTTGGTTCAAACTTTGTTGATACGTCTGAAGCAATACCGTACATTATATATAGACAAGTACCTAATGGGTTAAGTCTAGGTGCAGAGAAAATATTTAGAGCAAATGCACAAGTTGTTACTGCAAACGGAGTATCAGGAACAGGCGCAGGCTTAGACGATACAGTTAAATCTTGGGGCACAGACGGAGCAAACCAAGATAGCTCACCAGACTTAGGAAGATTGTTTTTAAAATCATACGATACAGTAACAGGTGTAGGAAAATTAGAATACACAAGAGTACAAAATGGAGACTACCATTATTCCAGAGACGGTTCTGCAAACCCTCCTTACAGAGATAAACTAGTCATACATTACGAGAATAGTAATGAAAAATTAGATAGGCCAATAGAATGGGAAGTAGTCGACAGTTTTAAAGAGACCGACGGATACACTGATAACAGAAAGATTGTTGTTGCTCCATTAGATACCGATAATGATTTAGTACCAGATAGACCAATACAGTTCCTAGAATATGTAGATGCAACAGACTATGTGTTCTTTGAGTATTATACAGATTTTGATGGTTATAGATATGATAAGCCGTGTAGCGGAATCATATACGACTACCGTAGAGAAGAAAGTTTAGATATTGATGATACTAGAGATATAATCTCACCAACTTCTTACAGAAAAGAAAGCAAGTTGAGTACTGCTAAATGGATTGTTGTTAAAAATAAAACAGTAGCACTACAGTTTGAAAACTTAGTTAACAGTAAAGGATTAATTGTAACTACTGCTGACGATATGAAAACATATCAACTAACACCGCTGAGTACAGTATCAACACAAATTAAATTAAGTGAAACAACTGATTACTTTGTTAAAAACGGAAGAGGCAGAACACAAAATACTGCCGCACCGTTTGTAGCACCCGGCACTATACGTTGGAATCATGTCGCACCTAGTGACGTGAGAATTGATCCAAGTATTAGCAACATTGTAGAAATGGTTGTGCTAACCACAAGTTATTACACAGAAGTAAGAGAATGGCAAGCAAGACCTATTAGTACTTTCCCACTAGAGCCAACAAGTGATCAATTATCATCAGAGTTCTCAGGCCTTAACACATACAAAAGTGCTAGTGACAGCCTAGTGTATAGAAGTGCTAAGTTTAAATTACTATTTGGTTCAACTGCTGACGAAACTTATCAAGCAAGATTTAAGATTGTTAAACTATCTGATCAAATTAGTGATAACGAATTGAAAGCACAAGTAATTAATGCTATTAATACATACTTCAATGTAGCAAATTGGGAATTTGGTGAGTCGTTTTACTTTACAGAATTAAGCTCGTACATACATCAAAGACTAGGTAGCAACATAGGAAGTATTGTTATATTACCTAAAAATACTGCTGGTAAATTTGGAGAAATGTTCCAAGTAAAAGCAGAGCCTAACGAATTGTTTATTAGTACAGCAACAGTTAATGATATTGAAATCGTAAGTAGATTAGACAACCAAACACTAGGATCATAATAAATGTCTGAGAAGAAAGTTTATCAAAAGTTACCCGCGGTACTTCAAACTACTGCTATTAAAAACTTTTTTGAAAGTACAGTTGAGCAGTTATTCAGCAAGTCAAATGTAGAACCAATACAAGGATACATTGGATCACCGAGTAGTGATGATGTTAATGTGTCTGGAAAATTTCTTGCAGAACCTACAACAACTAAAAGGTTTTATGGGCTAACTCCAGCAGTTAATACTATTAACACCACAACAGGAACAAGCGAAAACTTGTTCTTCTATGACGAACTAGTTGAGACTCTTGAGACATATGGTGTTAACACAAAAAATCATAATAAAATTTTCTCAGAAAAATTTGCATCATTTATACCGCCGATAAACATAGATAAGTTTACAAACTACCAAGAATACTATTGGTATCATTATGGACCTACAGCAATATCTGTAGTAGGAACAGTTACGGATTATATAGATATTGATAAGGATATTATTGGTAGCACAACATTTCAGCCTGCAGGAGGAAAAGCATTCCGTAACGGTATGATTGTCAAATTCTCAGGCGATTACGTCATTCCAAGTTCTAAACATAATATAGAATATGTTGTACAAGGTGTAGGCGAAAGTATTAACTTAGCAAAAAAAGAAATAAATTTAAGTGCAAGATATACATCAACAATGTACTCAGGTACAAGTATTGATCTAGAATACAAAGTAGCAGGATCAATATACGATACTGTTACATATACTGCCGCACAAACAGGTGACGCAATTACATCAGACGTAGGTGAGCCTGAATCGTATATCAAAGGTTGTAATGCACCTGGACTGAAAGCAGAAATAAAAACAGTCAATGTAGGCACACTAAGTAGGTACAATGGAACAACTTCTATAAGCGACGGCACAACAACTATATCAGTTGATCATAGTTCAGCAGGACCAAGAAACATAGTAGAACTAGTTGAGCAGTTACAAGCACAATCAGGATACAGTAATTTAAAGTTTACAATTAGTGTAGCCGATAGAGCACCAGTAGATTATGTTGTACAAGAAAAAAATGCTGTCAACAACAACACCTGGAGTAGAATTAACTTTTGGTATCATAAAAATAACTTTTTAGATGCAGGCGATTCTCTTCCTAGCAGATCGTTTCGTGCAAGTAGACCTATAATAGAATTCGAACGAGAGTTAGAACTTTACAATCACGGCACACAAAAAGCCATTGCTGATGTTGATGCGGTTGCATACAACTTTACATATAAAGATTTAGATGGTAGTCCTTCAACTACTCTTGTCGACGGCTTAAACAAGTTAAACTACGGCAACATTATTTTTAATAATGAAGTTACTGATATTGCAAAATATGTTTACAAGTTAACAAAAGTAGTAGGTGACCCTACTGTTAATGTTACATCAAGTGCAGGTGATGGCGCACAATTTCAAATAGTACTTTCTGGTAAAGGCAGAGACAGTAAGATTAGTGCTGTAACTATTGATACTGGTGGCACAGGATATCAACAAGGTGATACTATAACAATTGGCACATCAGAAAACAATCCATACGGCACAGGTGCTGTATTAACTGCTACAGTGACGTCCGGAGCAATAGTTGGGGTAACAGTAGTAGATGGTGGTACAGGGTACTACAAAGACGGACAGTACAGATTAGAACAAGTTGGCAACCCTGATACTAATCCTGTAGGATCAGTAGAAGGTAATGCATTGTTTATTCCATTACTAGCAGAAGTAAATCAAACAATTTCAGTTATTGGTGGCGAAACACAAATTGGTAAAGAATTTCGTTGGGACGGATTACAGTGGATCATGTGCCAAGAGAAGACTCTACCTAATCAGGCTCCTTTATTTAATTTATATGATGGCTCAGGCACGTTATTGAATGATGAAGCAATATACCCAACATCAACATTTAAAGGCAACAAAATATTTGGGTACGCAACAGATGTGCCTACAACTAATGCTGTAAACATCAGCAAGAGTACAGTAAAAGATACAGAATTAGGAACAGAATTAGTGTATAAGCAATACAACGCACAAAGTGAAATACTTTTTGAGAACTTTATAGAAACTGAAACATATAACTATACACCGTTTGGCAGTAACATTACAACAGGTGTAACATTAGGTGCATCAAATACAGGTGGCCCATATTCCATAAATGGATACTATCCTTTGTATGCTAAAGAAACATTAGCACAGGCGGCGGGTGACGGTACAGTACATGAGCATGTATTCTTTGGCAAAACGTTTTTTATGCCAAATGGATTAGAACTAGGAACTACATCATTCCATGGAAATTACAACGGAACATTGAATTCTTCTGCAGAAGCAGTTGTCGAAACTCCAACAACCTCTACTGTAAATACCAGGAATTCTACAACGATAAATACTAGTACAAGTACAACCGGGTCAAGTTCCGGTTCAGGTTATGGAGGCTCGTACTAATGGCGACAGTTAATTTTGTTGGCGCAACTAACACAGTTGGCCCGTTTGCGATTAATGGTTATTACCCACTTTATGCAACGGAGACAGCATCTAACACACATAATGGTGGTAACGGTACCTCCCACATGCATGTGTTCTTTGGACAAAATTTTTACATGCCAAATGGTCTCACACTTGGATCAACTTTTTTCCACGGTGACTACGACGGTTCACTAACAGCAGAATATAATCAGTCTGCTACAACAAATAGTGCGTCTAATATTCAAGGTTATCATTACTATAAATTAGACAAAACTGCACCTGAGTATCACAATGCGTGGAGAATGATTGACTCGCCTACTAACCAACGAATCATAACATCATACTCGTTTACACAAATTGATATTGATGCAGGAATAAAGGAATTTTGGATAGGTTGCTATCCAGATGTTGATACTACTAGAGCATGTGGTTATGATATTATAATTAAAATAAATGCAATAGAAGATACCAATTTTACTTACGGTGCTGTAAACAGAGAAGGGTTTGTACAATTCCCAACAACAAAAACATTTAAGGCTGGCGACTTTATAGAAATAAGTGCATCAGCAGAAAAAGGATTAGTAAATACAACCGGCGTAAGTAAATATGAATTACCACTAAGTTGGGGTCATAACACACTAAACGCTGATATTACTAACATATCATCGCCAGAGTTTACAGGACATTTTAAAAAGCACATAGAAGGACAGTCTTCGTTTGCTGGCGAGAGTCTAGGTAGTAACAACTACCAAGATAGTAAAAAAGTCGTAGGTGTAGAAGACGACATAGTACAAACAAACCAAGACACATTATTGGGTGCGTTCTTAGTCGATGATCAGCCTGCTAATTTAGTAGATGCAATAAGATTCAACGCAAACGAGTATACTAAATTTAAAAATCGTTTAAGACATGAGATAGAAAAGTTTTATACTGAAAAGGCAACAACAGGTCTAACAAACAATTATATATTAGAGCAAGTACTTAGAAATGTAACAAGTTTTAGAATAGGCAATGATGTTTTTAATAAAACTTATATTTTACCGTTTGGTGATAACTACACAAAAGAAGATTTTATAGTAACACTTGATACTACAGCCTACAACTTGTCTAACTACTTAGATCTAGATAAAATTGAAAATAGTCTGCTAGTTTATTTGAACGACAAATTATTAGTTATTGAAAAAGACTATATAATCTCTAGTTTTAATCCTATACAGATAACATTAGTAACACCGGCATCAGGCGGTGATTCATTGTGTACTAAACTATATAATGCAGAAAGAGATAGTGCCCAGTGCCCACCTACACCAAGTACAATGGGTATATTGCCTTTACATAGACCAGAAATAGTTACTGACAATAGTTTTAGTACTCCTATTTCAACACTTGTAGGACATGACGGTAGCAGACAAAAAGCATTTGGTGATTTCAGAGACGACATACTATTAGAATTTGAAACTAGAGTTTACAACTCAGCAAAAGCAGAATTTAGAACAGCAAACAGTTTACCGGCATACAGCAGTATTGATATACGTTGTGGTGCATTTAGAAACACAGGTTATAGTCATGGCGAGTTTTACGATCTTATTAGACATTATTTTGCCGCATGGACAGTCAACGAAAAACTAGATCCAATTGTAAATGAATTTTACGATGTTAACAACGACTGGACATGGAACTACAGTAATACTGAATTGCCAGGACACTGGAGAGGCTTTTACGAATTTCATTACGATACAGTAAGACCAAATACGCATCCTTGGGAAATGTTAGGATTCACAGAGAAACCTTTATGGTTTGATGAAGAATATTACGTTTATGCAATAGACGACATTGATAGATTGATACCTAGCATAAACTATAGTTCTACAAATACAAAACTTTGGAATGATCTAGAAGAAGGCATTATTAGGCAAGGACCAAGAAAAAATACAGCATCTTATAAAATCAGTAATCCGTATAGACGTATTGGTTTAAGTAAAGTATTACCAATTGACGCTGATGCAAAACTAATTAGTCCTTATAAAATTAAGTCTACCGATACAACAACAATTACTGTTTCTTGGACTCCTTCAGAAGGTAGTGCTGATGACGTATTCCCATTTAGAAGTAATAGTTTTAGAAAACTTCAAGGCATTAATGTTACAGTAGCAGACAAATTATATGTTGAGAGTAACAACTTACCAACTGCTACAAAGAAAACAATAGAGCAAGTAACATCGTTTGAGATTCCAAGACTTACACAATTAACTAATCAAGCGGCTTGGTCAGCATCTCCGCAAATAAAAGCAAAAGCAATTGGTGTGTTAGTTAACGGTGATCCATTGATGAGTATTGACAGCAATACACAATGGGACACTGATAAAGACATTTTAGATGCAACGTGGATTTACAACAAAGCACAACAAAAAGATTTAACAAATCCTGTAATAACTCCAGAAGGCATAGCAACTCATTATACTATTGGCCCTGATGTTTTAGGTCTTACAGAATGGTCCACAACTACTGCATCACCTATTGTAGGTTGGGCATTTGACGGTTTACCGATTTATGGCCCTTATGGTTACAGTGATGCTTCAGATAATACTAGTAGCATTGTAAGAATAGAAAGCGGCTGGGAGTTAGATACTAGAACAAGAGGAACTGCTAACTCAGACGAAACAACGGGACCAGGCGGCAAGCCAACTGGACAATTTATTAAAGACTTTAAGATAAGTTCTAATGCAGGGTCAGGCGGTTATACAGATAGTTATAACTTACGACTTGCAGTTACAGCCGATAGTGCAACACCTATATATCACTATGTAGCAACAATAGATGCAAACGGTAAACCTGCTTTCCCTTATCACGTTGGTGGCGGAATTGTAGGCACAGACAGATGGGCAGGAAAGTTTAGAGCGGCATCAGTTGCAACAGGTACTATCAGTTCGATAGATGTTATCGATGCTGGCGGCTTGTATACATCAGCGCCGAGCATTACAATTACAGGTGATGGTTCTGGTGCAACAGCAACAGCAGTTATAACAGATAAAAAAATTACAAGTATCACAATTAATACCCCAGGTGCAGGCTATACTTATGCAACTGCAACAGTAACAGGCAATGGTGTAAGAGGAAAGGTTAGAGTAAACGTATTAGGAAAAGATAATTCAACATTTGCCGGAACTAGGAACCAAGGCGAGAATCCTGCTATAGGCAGTATTAAGTCTACTACATATTCAACAAAAATTGGTGTTGACGGCATATGGAAACTAGGAGACGGTGCACCAGTTGAAAATGCATTTAAGTACAGTTCAGCATTTGCCTTTGCACAAACAGAAGCATTATTACTTGCTAAGCCGGGTAGATTTGCTACAATATTCTCAGACCCAACACAACTAGAAAGACCTACAGTAAACAATGCACAGTTATTAAGTAAGTCAACTAAAAAACGTTGGAAATTCCTTGATACTACAGATTTCAAAATACACGGTGACGTAGATGTAAATTCTGGTAAGATGATTACTAATATTGGCTACACACAGTTTATTAACAGTTGGTTAAAATTTCAAGGACTAGATACAGTTTTAAATTTTGTTAATCCTTTAAGAACTCTTAATGTTAAACTTGCACACAGAATGAGTGGCTTTATAGACAAAGACACACTGACAGCAAGAACAGACCAATATAGTAATGACGGTAATGCAACCAGTTTAATTATTCCAAAAGAAAATATAACAACTACATTACATAGCAGTAACTATAAATCAAGAAACTTTTACTCCGGTGTTATTATAGAAAAAACAAAGACTGGTTATAGGGTTAGAGGTTTTGATAAGAACAGAGGATACTTTGAAATATTACAACCTGTAAAAACAGGAAAGACTGTAGAAGTAGAAGTAGGCGGCGAAGCCGAAGCATTTACTGTTTGGAAGCCGGGTGTAACTTATAACACAGGCAATATTGTACAGTATAGAAATAACTTTTACATAGCACCACTTAGAATTACGTCAGGCAATATATTTGATACAAAGGTATGGCAAAAACTTGCTAAACTTCCTCAGGTTGGTTCTGCAAGAGCAGTACACTATGTTGACACAAATAATGTTGTTGAAAGAGTGCCGTACGAAATAGAATATACAACAGAACAAGAAGTATTTGATTTACTAATTGGTGTAGGCAAGTTCCAACAAAGCAAAGGATTTGAGTTTGGTGAGTACAGTAACGATATTGGCGAAGTTAGAGATTGGGCCTATAGTGCTAAACAATTCCTTTTCTGGACATCAGGTAAATGGGAAATAGGTAACACATTAGAATTATCTCCTTTAGCAAGTAAAATAAAATTTGTTGCTCCAAGAGGATTTATTGCTAAGATTAACAGATCTGACAGAGAGCAATTCACAATACTAGATCAAATAGGCGAGGGAATTGATCCTACTGATTGTACAATAGTTAGAGAGGATAACTTTATAGAAGTTACTCCGCCGGAGAACAAACAGATATACAGCCTAATGCTTTATACAAAAGAAGTAGAACATGCATTAGTATTCGATAGCACAACAGACTTTAGTGATGTTATCTATAATCAAACATTTAATCAAAGACATAGACGTATTAGATTAAAAGGACAACGAACAGAAAATTGGAAAGGTAAATTCCTCAGTGAAGGGTTTATTATAGACGGTGACGAACTATTGCCTAACTTAGATAACTTAGCAGAAAGTTTAGGACGTTATCATGAGTTTGGATTTATTCCAGTAGAGAAGCAAGTATACAACGCAAGTAGAGCCTTGTTTGGGTACACAGAAAGAGACTATCTAACAGAACTTGATATTCAAGACGATGAGCAATTTGATTTCTATAGAGGAATGATACAAGGAAAAGGTACTAGCGAAAGTTTAGGACGTATTGCTAGAAGTAGTGCAGTTATTTCAGGCAACGTTAACATCTTTGACGAGTGGGCACTTAGAGTAGGAGATTTTGGTGATACAGATAACAACCAGAGTATCGAACTTAAATTAATTAAGTCTGATATAAAACAAGATCCACAACTTATAACATTAGATTTTCCAGAAGATGTAACAAACATAGTAAGCAGGATTGATATTATTGATCCTAACTATGCCTATAATTCTGTCCCTACAATAGAGATATCACAACCACCAGTAGGCGGTGTTCAAGCAACAGCAACAGCATTCCTTGATAGTGATACCAACAAGTTACAAAAAATAACAGTAACTAATTCAGGTAGTGGGTACGGCGAGATACCTACTGCTAGAGTATTAGCAAGTGACATTTTAATTAGTTCAGGAACAAGCACAATACCTAAGGTTGTTGCAACCACAAGTAATTACTTTGACTTTACTCAAACAAGTGCAAGTATTATTATTGCTGATGGCATTTCTTCAAATGCCGCTGTTACAGTAAATGTTACAAACGGTGGTAGTGCTATTACTACAGCAAACGTATTAGCGGCTGTTAACGATAACGTATCAATTAATGCAAACGTGCAACTTAATTTAATACCGTCTGAAGTAATAAGCGGTAGTACAACTGTAACAAAATATACAGCACAATTTGTAGGTAACGACTTTTATTTACAAAGTGGTGCAAACTTTGGTCATGCCACAAGTAATGTACATTATCAACCTACACAAAGATATGCAGTTTCAAGTGCAATGGCTGGCTCAACAAGTCAAACAACAATAGATGATGTAGAAGTATCTATTAATGATACTGCTATTGCTAACTCATTATTTACTTACGATGCTGGAAGTGTAAACACATCAACTACAACAGTAACTTATCCTAGTTTAAACACAACGGCAACTAGAGCAGAAGGCGAAATATTATTTCCTGAGCAAAACAATAGTTTTACAATTACACTATCAACGCCAATTGATCTAAACAACTTAGAAGTAGACACAGACGGTGACTACAAATTCATAGAGTTATACATTGGTGATGTACTAATAAGTAACTCAAAAAATTCTATATCGTTTGGCGACCACGACAACAATTCAGGTACAGCGGATCAAGAATATATCACTGTAAACGGCACAATGTTTACTATTGCCGCCGACGGTGCAAGTATTACATTCCCAGATGTATCGAGACTTCCTGATAGTGTTAAAACAACAATTAAAAATCCTCCTACGCAAACACAGGCGGCAGGCAAGCAACAGCAGTTAGTAAAAGTTATACCAACTGGCTCAGTAATTAAAGTCATTGAAGACCCTACAGTACAACTTGATGCATCTTTAAAATCAGATATATCTGGTGCAAAATTAAATATTAGAGTAACAGCACAAGACGGTATTGCTGTGAGAATGGGCACCAAACGAAACTATCTGATAACCGAAGATGATAAAAGCGACAACACAATTTTAATTGATATTGATGACGCAACAAGATTTATTAAAAAGCCAACAGGTGTTAAAGAAAACAATTTATGGCCTGTAACTAAGTTAGTAAATTCTACAGGTATATACGATAACAAATATGCAACTGTAAGAAATGCTGGTTATGTAAATAGCAGTAATGTTACTTTCCAAGCATTTGATGTTGCAAGTATTCCAGACTTGTATGGAGATGATTTACTACTTACACCTACAACAAATGACTTGATTCATGTTGCTAAGAGCGAGAATGCAGACTGGAACGTATATAAGTTAACAAAAACAGATGCATCAGTACATTACTTAGAACGTCAAGACTCAGGCAAAGTGAATCTTATCACTAACTTCAGTTTATTTAATTATCTCGACACAAACGAAATTGGTCAACCAAACACCGGAAGATACTTAGACTATGTGTTGTCCTTAGACAATCCTAACGTTAATAATAATGTTGTTGTATGGACAAACGAAGAAGTTGTTGCTAGAAAAGAATCTAAGATTAAGGATTTTGAAGCACCACAAATGATACAAGCTCGTATAAAGAGCATAGGTCCAAGAGTAAACAAAACAATTTCAGCAGTTGCTCCACATTTTGGTAAAGCAATTACTGGCATTACTTTAACACCTAAGAACGACAGCGACACAGTTGTGGCAACAGGTAATTTAAGCGACCTACAAGAACTTGATGCTTTTGAATTAGTGGACGGTGTAGGTGTTGTTACTAGAAATCCAGCAACAATATCCGGTCCGACAAACACTGACGAAATAACTGTAGATCCTATTAGGGTTGAAAGCATTGCAATAACCAATGGCGGTAGTGGCTACACAGCAAGACCAACTGTTTCTATAACAAATAGTGCAGGCGGTGATAATGCAACAGCAGTAGCAGAAATTAGTGGACCTATTACTAATTCAGTAACTATCGGTAACGCAGGTGCAGGGTATTCCGCAGATAATATCTCAATAGTGTTTAGTCCACCAGAAAATGTAGATGCAACAACAGGATTATCAAACGTAGCAACAGCAACAGCCACACTAGGCTCAGACGGAGAAATTACTGCAATTACAGTAACTAATGTAGGTAGTGGCTATACGGCGGCTCCTATAATAACAGTTTTAGGTGACAGCACCGATAGAGCATTACTAACAGCAACACTAAATGCATCCGTGGATAACATTGTTATCATTAACGGTGGTTCTGGATACAGCTCAGTAAGTCCAACAGTAGCAATAGCAGGTGGTGGCGGTTCTAGTGCAACAGCAACAGCAACAAAAACTACTGTAGCAACAACTCCTATAGCAAAACTATTTGCGGCGGCAGGTAACGATGCAACAAAAGTAAAAATTAAATTCCTTGCAGGGATTAAAGACTCATTAGAGTTTGACACATCTAGAACGGAACCAGAACAAGCAACACTCGATGCTATACTGTCTGTAAAAGATGAGCCGTTCAAACTAAAAAGTTATAATAATACTACAGGAACATTTGTACTCAAACATTCATCATTTGCAGTTGCAAATGTATTAACCAATTTAGAAAATATTGGATACGAATCTAAAGTTACAACAACATATACTCCAAGTGGTGCAAACTTCTTTGTAGCGGCAAACACTGGATTTAGAAGATTTGAGTTCCAAGACATTACTGCAGGTGCAACAATCGGTTATTCAACTAATGTAACAATAAAGCACTTAAACAAAACTAAACTAACAGTAACTAATCACTCAATGAGAGTTGGTGATGTTATTAGAGTATTTACAAATACTTTTAGTGGTGCTTACAAAATTGATCTTATAGTTGACGAAAACAATATTGTAATTAAGGCTCCATATATTCCAGGATTCAGTTCTGGTTCTGTATACGGAGAAGGCATAGAAATAAAAACAATCGGTGCTCACGGCATATCACCAATATATGCGGCATCAGATAAAACAATTTCTGTTCACTTTGCAGATCCTAAGAGTTATAATAGAAAGTATATAATTGATCACGTTACACCTGAAAGTATTTTCATAAGTGGTAGATGGGCACCAGCAACAGGTACTTCAACATATTATGAACACAAAGTTGGAACGGTAACTGGACAAACAGCATACAATGGGTCAAACCAATCTACTGCAACAAACATTATTAACGTTACTGATGATTTAAAACTAAGCGAGTCATTATTAACATACACCGGAAACGGTCAGATAGTTCCACCACAGCATGTAACAACATCAGGAAATAAAGTTTATATACAACCTGCGGCACTTCCAGCAGTAACATCGAGTGCAGTATATCCTCCAGTTGAAATAGCAGTAGTAAGACAACGTAGCAGAGACATGAACAGATACCCTCTTGTTACAACAGGTGATTTTGACACAGTTACTATTAACGGAAGCCAAATTAAAATTGATAATATTAATAGTGCAAGTGCAGTAGAAAGTTCTATAAACAGACACATGAAACTGAAAAGAGAGCATGTTAAAGCAAATCAGTCAGGTATCGAAATAGGCTTTGCTATGCTCAATGATCCTAATACACCACTGTATGACGGTAAAAAAGCAGGGGCATTGGCTAACTATAATCCTTACGTTCATGATCCAGAACTTATTGCTAAATTAAGTAACGGTGAACTAACGGTTGAAAGAGAAATAGAGTACCAAGCAACCGGCGAAGAAGACATAGATTATAACTTTAATAAAGGACCTGATAACCGCGGTCCTGTATTTGGCTTAACATATACTGACCAGGATACAAATATATATTATGTTTGGAATCCTACAAGATCAAAATATATACCATACACAAATTTAGAAGGTGGAACAGAACCTAATAGGGAAGAAACACCAAGACCAATGCCTAGTAATCATGTAACAGTTCCTTCTGGTGCTACAATATATGGACCATGGCAACCGTCTGTTTCGTTCACAATCAGCGATAATCCTTTAGAAAACATTGCTTATATAAAAGATACAGTTGTTTCTAAGGATGGTAAAGTATACAAAGCAACAGCAGATATTACATTTAGTAATAACATGGTATTTGAACCAGCACGTTGGACAGAAGTTGTAGGTAATAAGACATCTAACGATCCTGAAACATTCTTTGCAGATGATTATGAAGCAAGTATTGACCACTTGATACCAAAACTAATTCCTGGAACTGCAACAACAGTAGGTAGTGCGCCAGGTGTCAAACGTACAGTATACAACATGGAAGCAACACAAACTAAGACGTTGGCTGATTCAAGTACTGTTACACTTCCAATGTTTAGACTGCATCCTAGCAGTGAAAACATATTCGAAGTTTATCAACTAGTTCAAAACGACGGTGCCGGTAGTGCAAACGGTCCTGTGTATTATATATTATTAGACAAAGTAAATCCAGAACTAGTAAATGCAGAAATAGATTACAATGCAACAGTAAATGAATACAGCAGTTTTGGTAACTATAAAAAAACAGAATACTACTATGTAAATGAGATTATTCCTACAGTCGATGCAAATTTAAGAATTACAAATGCAAATGATCCTATAAGACTTGAAAGCACACTTAATGTAGTTTCATTGCCACCAGTTGAACCAGCGACTTTTGTTGGATTACAATTTGTCGAAGAGCCTTTTGCTGTAAGTGGCGGCAATAGTTCAGATGCAATAGCAAATTTACAAAGCATACCAGAACTAAGTATAGAAGGAAATAATGTTGTAGTTAACAGTACTGGATTTAATAATTATCTTATGTGGACACCTGGACTAGGTCCAAGACAATGGAGACCAAATGCTGAAGGGCCTGGCTTCTTACCAGGAGTTAACGGTAACGATACACACTTTGGATATGGCAGAGGATATTACAGTCTCAATGACACACATTTGCCAGCAGACTATCCAGATATTGCATCATACTATCAAGAAGGTAGAACAGCATACAATGGCGTAATGCCTAGGTTTATGTACAGTAAGAAATTTACTGTGTCGCCTATTGCAGTAAATCATCCAGTAGAAACATTCACAGATGCAGAAGGTAATATTATTTCTCATGCAGAAGCAGACATTCTAGGACTAGACGGTGTAGTAACACAACCAACTTATGTTCCTTCAACTGATGAGGATACAGGAAACACAGGCCTTAGACCAGAAGAAGTATTTGTTGCTTGTTTCTGGACAGAAGAATTCATATACGAAGATCAGTTAACAGGAGTTGATTATAACACAACATCTGCAAACGGTCAACCAACTCCAACTTACAGTAATTATACTGGAACAGTAGTAAGGGTAAAATATATTAGACTTACAGAGTTACCTGCAAATGCATTTACACAAAGATTAATACCTGATACAGGTTGGGCAGGAAGAGGATGGAACAATCTAGTTTCAGATAGTTTACCAGAACAAATAAACGAAGATAACATATTTGATTACTTTAATCCTGTGCCTACCGTAGGTGGCGCCACTGACAGTGACGACCCAGAAGTAACTATTGTTCTAGGGTTAGGTGACGGCGAAACAGCAGAAGATTCAGTTGCAATAACTAATACAGGACAATTAGCACCAGATAAAAAAGTTGCACATACAGTACCAGCAACACAACTTGGACCTATTCTAAACGGGGATTTCTTTAACGGATTGCCAGGACCGTGTGCAACATTACCTCTATTAACTCCACCAGACGAGGATACTAGAGCATGTGATGACGTTCCTAATATACACGAATATCTTGCTATAGATAACTATAGTGCTCAGTTACGAGGCAATGATGTTACAGTAACAGAAGAAGAAGCAATCGAAGTAGGGTTAGATCAAAGTGGAGAAGTAACATATAATGACAACATGTCATTCGATTACTCCAGAGGATTAAGCTCAGGTACATTTGCAGATACATACGATAATGCAAACTGGCAATTTGTGAATGTTAAAGTTTCAGGTTCACATCCATTGAGAGTATTCTTTGATTCCTTAGAAGGAGATTTAAAACACTTAGGTATAGTAGTAGTACAAAATAGTGAACCGTACTTTAGTGAACTTGGCGGAAAAGCAGACCTAATTGGAAATTGGGTTAGATCAAGTAGTTCTAATAATAGACCACAAAAAGAAATAGACTGGTGGGCAAATGCTAGAGTTGTTGAGAGTACGTTAGTATCTGGTCAACCAATAGGAACAAGAGGTGATCAGGTTGCACAATACGGTGCGAATTCTATTGGTGCTGATAATAAGAAACGTGATAGTGTAGTAGATAGTTTGATAATCAGTCAGGACGATCATAGAAACTTATTAGAAAAAGATTTTGATAGTAGTTCTAATAAGCCGATTAACTCAAATGAACATAGAGTAAGTGCCAATCATATACATACTCAAACAGGCCCATTTAGTGAACCAATAGAAGAGGATACCACTCTTAGTTATTCCGATGAAGGAGCCAATGCTACACGTTGGTTAGTAAATGATATTGGTGTTCGAGGAATAGGATTTATTGGATCACAGGTTAATTGTGCATTAGGAGAATACGTTACTGTGTTCTTTAGACCAGATGACAGCATAACAAGATCAGATTTAGGAACTAAATTACAATGGCAAGCAGTAATAGACTTCCATGGTGCAGTTGTTGATGGCTCTGAGTTAGGTGCCCCAGTACCACCATGTTTAGAAGGCCACAGTACTGCTTATGCTCAAGGAGCCAGGAGAAGATCATGGAGAGGCAGAAACAGTTGGGGTTACTTTGGACAACATAGATCTAGCAGAGAAAGATTTGATCCTAACAAAACAAGCCAACGTAAGTGTCACTTAGATAATATTTATTTCCCGTATGGAAAATTACCTCAGCCTTATAACTCAAATGCATACACAGAGATGGCAGATGCTAACTGGGGTTCGTGGACAACATGTCATAATGATAATAAATTTGCAGGCTGGAGAGAAAACCAAGAGTTAGCACAACGAACTATACTTTCATTGAATAAAACAACTTTAAATACTTATTCAACAGATGAGATTAAGGGTTACTTTAAAGCACCATATACTGGTAGATACCAGGTAAACGGTTACAGTGATGACGGTATATGGGTATGGATATCAAGTGAATATACAAATACAACATACGCTGGCAAACCAGTTAGAAGAGGAGTCGACGACTTAGCAGGAATAGATGGTGACACCAGACACGAATACTTTAAGGAAGATGGTTTTAGAGCTCAAGACAAATATAACTACCACAGAGATAATTGCTTATTGAGAACTGGTTGGTTAACAACTGACGATAATGTGAAGACTAACAAGCCTGGTGTACGATATGTAGACATGGAAGCAGGCAAGTACTACTTCATGAGAATTATAACAGGTAATAATAAAGGTCCTGGTTACTACGATGCAACATGGACATGTAGAACTAATGTTTCAAACTTTACATTAACACAACAAGAGGCTGATGAAGGAAATCATCAATACACAAATGGTTCTGTAAAGACAGGCAGATTTACATTCACCGGTAGAATATGCAATGTAGAGAATCCTGCAACAGGTTCATCAAATTCATCAAATTATGGTGGTAATGATAACCAAAACACTAATACAAGCGATGGCGTAAATGGCGAAGGCAATACAGGAGCCACTGGAGTAGGCGGTGGATGGTATAATAGATATTCACAGTTTGCTACTGACACCCAAGCAAGAAGATATGAAGCACTGGCAAGACAACAGGGCATATTTGATCAAAGAACATCAGCATTCACAGGCGCACAAATCCAAGCATGGAACGACGTAGGTGTTGCATGTCCTCCAGGAGCATCAGGCTCACAATGCGACCGTTCAACATCAGTTAGCGGTAGTTCTGATACGCCAGGAGTTGCACCAGGATATGTAGGTAACTATGGGCAAATAGACGGAGAATGGATTACTTTGCCAGATGGTCAAAGAGTTTGGATTCCTCGTACAGATATCTATGAGAACATCAATCTAAATATAGGAAGTGTCTTTAACACAACAACACCAGGGCAACGATTCTTAACAGGATTTAATTTCTTACCTTATAGTATGAAACTACCTGTTAAAGCACCACTACTAGATACTAATAGTTACGCATTCAGCGAAGGCGATCTTAGCCAGTCTGTAGCAATAAGCGGACAAGCACAAAGAGTAAGTGGCGGATTAGTTATACCTTTTGCTAAAAAGTTAACTCCAGTAAGTAGACAAACTTATGTGTTAAAGTCTGAGGAATCGTCAAGCGAACCGTGGGCAAAGAATTTAGAAAATAATAAAGATATTAACAAAACAACAAAGTATGTTAAGTATACTCCTAAAAAAATAGGCAGTACTGTTACAATTGGTGGAACAACAATAAACAATGTTACAAGTTCGGGTGCCGGGGATTATTGGAACAAGACAAATAATAATACAACAACAGAATATACTGGACCTGCATACAGCGAGCCAGATGTTAATACACAAACTGACAGCGGCAGTACAGAAACAGTCAATAATGCTAGTACTAATGATTCGAACACTATGGCAACGCAAAGACAAGAACTGGCAATAGCAGATGTTAACGATATCATCTACAACCAGATGCCAGTTATATCAATAGTTCCTAGACAACTAGATAATAACGGTAATTTTTATAATGGCGGTCCTACAGCAGAAGTATACCTCAGACAACCAACTCCAGAAGTTGACATTGACATAAATGACCTAATCGGAATTACAGACGGAACTGAGCTGTTGGTTAACGGCAGAAGAATTGTTAAACGTGGAACATCAGGAATAGATATTAAGACACAAATTAATTGTGCAAACATGGGTGTAAGTGCTGAAATAAACGAAGACACTAATACACTAACATTGATTAGTTGTAGTTCAAACCCAATGACTTTTGGTAACGGTTGCGGTGGCGGAACATTTAAACAAGTAGGTGACTTCCATGTTAATAGAGGTTTTGATCAAAGCAAAACTACCTCAGAAAGTTTTATTGCTCCATTTATAGGACCAAACACAGACTTGTACAAAACAGGTTCAGGTAATGCCACAGTTGCTATAGGCGGTGGTGGTGCAGGTGGTATTCCTGGTTTATCTGAAAGTATAAATGACTATAGACGTAAGCCAGATGGCAACTTAGAAAAATTCTTTAGACAACCTTCTGGATTGCCAGATGTTTACGAACTGCCTGCAAGAGTACCAATGGAAACCACAAACAAGAGTACTGGCGGTAGTAACTATAGAGTAGGCGATAGATTGAGATTAATAGGTGGTACACCTGAATCAGGTTTGCTAGGACCTCTTAACTCAGAAGTATGTATAGAATCAGCAGGTTCAGGATATACAAATCCTGCAAACCTAACAGTTATATTCAATGAAAGCACAACCACACCAGGTGTAGGTGGTGCGGCTACAGTAACAGAACTAGACGAGAATGGCGGTATCGCAAATGTTGTAGTAATTAACCAAGGGGCGGCATATGATCCAAACAATCCGCCTACACTTACAATTCATGATACAAGTCCTTTACCTACTATAATTGATGTTAATGCAGGGTGGACTTCTAATATCACATTAACAGCAGGACAAGTAGCGGCTATAACAGAATCAATTCCAGTATCAAATGCTAATGGCACAAACTCAGACGATGTTGTAATTAACAAAAGATTTGTTAGAGCAATTGGTACATACGCAATGGGAGCCGAACAATCATATACAGTTGCATCATCTGATGTGAGCATTGTATCCGACGATTCAATGACTGACTCTGTTAAAATTACATTGCCTATAACAACAAATCATATTAGACCAGACAGTTATGTTAAACTAAAATACTACCCTGGATCAACACTAGACGATTATTATATATCAGTAAACGGTGCTGTAACTAGTTCTACTACTTTTGTATTAGACTCACTAAACGATGCTGGTGGACAACTGTTTATTAAAACAGGACAAGTTGTGTCTTATAACAATTCCGGTACTATGACAATACTTGGTTATGTAACTAATGTTAATACAAGTACTAAAACTGTAACATTAGACACAGCCGTTACATTAACTGATGATCAAACATTATACTTTGTAGATCCGCAAGAAAAACTATATTATATACCTAAGAAAACTGCTGGCGGTATTGAAACAGTAACTAACTCATACTTTGTTATTCAAAATTCAGCATTTAAAAACAGTAACTTTGTTACAAATTTATTTGGTGCTGGAGCAACAATAACTATTACAGGTAGGACACCATGGTATGAAAACTATAATGCTAATGGTAATCTTGTTGATACTATAGATCCATTTACACCTAAAAATAAAGCAAAACTTAGCATTGCAGTAGGCGACCCTACTGATAGAAGAAACGACGGACCGCTGAGAGTTGCTAAATTTATTGTTACAGATGTTAATGACACAGGTGGCATCACAGGTATTAAAATTATTGACAGAGGATTATATAAAGAATTCCCAACAGACCTCACAATGGGTATTCCTTTAGAATATGACTATGCATTACAGGGTGCAATGAGAATTAATACAGATATACCAGTAGCCGAGCAACCTGGACAAATACTAAACGAACAAAAGAATACATTAGGGTACGGTGATCCAAGTCACCCAGAGTTAGCATTATATGGTGGAGAACATCCAGAGTACCAGTATACACCATTTAAATCAACAGAGGCTTTATCACAACGATTTGCAGGCGAATGGTTAGATGCTGACGAGCAGAGAAAATTAAATGAATTATCTGCAAAACAAAACGCTGGAATACAGTTATCAGATAATGATAGACAACTATTAGATGTATTATTAGCAAAATTAGTAGACAATTTAGGATACGAACAGGGATATAAACACCCTGACTTTGAAGCATACCCAGAATTTATTTGGGATGGCGCACACTTCCAACCTTACTCGGGTACACCTGGTGCTTATGATCCAACAACATTTATATGCATAGACCTTAGAAGTGCAGACCCAGGACAATACAAAGATGATCCAAGTGGTTGGGCTAAACTACAATTTAATTTAGGTAACTTAATTTTAAAAACAAAGATTGTAGAAACAGATCCTAAAAAATATAACTTTGGTAGATATAATCCTAATGAAACAGCAGGTGGTAGTGGTGCTAGAGTTTTCCTAACAGCACAAGAAATTCCTAACTGTACGGAACGAGGTACAGCAAAAGATCAACTAGGATTACCAGATGAAGTAGATCAGATTATTGCTCCTAAATCATTAGCAAGAAACATTAATAATGGACTAAGAGGTGCAGGTTATCTTCCAGACGAGGCAAGAGCAGAATTCAATCCTAAAGGTAACATAGGCGAATTTAAGTTAATATCACCTCAATTCGATGGATTCAAAATTGATTCACCTAACCCAGGAACATTAGAAAAAATAGGTTTCCCAATCGGTGATTATAATAATGGCATGTTATGTATAACGGCACAACTAGAAAAAGACGATGGCACTAGATATACTGAAGCCGAAGCATTAGCAGACATACAACGACTATATGATACTAACGATGACTTAGGGTTATTAACAGCAACAGAATTAAAAGCCAGATTCCCAAGTTATGATGATGGTAGTCTCGACAATGCAAGTGTACTAACAATAGTATGTGCTGAAGTTATACAGCCGCCTTTAAGAGTTAATCCATTCGACAAATACGGAAAAGGCAAAATGGGTCCATTTGATGTATTAAGTCCAGGTAACCCAAATGCATTTGGATTAAACGATAACAATAGTATATTCGGTGATGGCACAATGGATGTGACCAGAGAAGTATTTGCATATAGCATTTCAGATATGTTTGGTGGCAATGTTACTTTAAAAGGTGTTAAGTCACAGAATTCACCAATTAATATATTTGCTAGTAAAAGATTTAATGCAAGGAACACAATTGACGAACTCAGTGTCATAGCAACAAATACATCAGCAGTACCAGGATTAACATCTGAAGCAAATGCATGGGTTGATAGTTATACAAATACAAGACAAGCAATAATAGATAACGAGGCAGGTGTTACTGATTATACTAATACTGTATATAGTATGCCAGACTTTGTAGATGGTGGTTGGGCATATTTAGAAAACGGTGTTCCACAGAGATGGCAGACACCATTAGTAGATGTTCACTTTATTAATAATGCACTAGTTTATAATCCAGAGACTGGTGACAAGATATCTAATTTAGATTTTTGGGACCCGTTCAAAGGAATATTACCAGGCTATATACAAAATGAAATATCATTTATCAGCGAACACGATCCTGTAAGTTATAACAATGCAAGAACTAACTTTGGCAGAAGTAATGTTGGTAAAGTTTGGTGGGACACTAGTACAATAAGATATAACTGGTATGAGCAAGGAACTGATCAAGAAAGAAATGCTCGTTGGGGTTCTGCGTTCCCAGGTAGTCAAGTCACAGTTTGCGAATGGATAGAAAGCAAAGCAAAACCTAGTAATTGGTCTGGCAACGGAACACCACGTTGGTCTAACAAGTTTGTAACTGAAAGAAGATTAGATCCTAAAACAAATGAATATGTAATGTACTATTACTATTGGATTATGAACAGAACTATACTTGATAATAAAATAAAGAGATCTCAAGGTAGACAGTTAGACACTAGGACTATTGCAAGGTATATTTCTGATCCAGTAGGATACGGTTTAGACATGATAAGTTTTGCTAGTGATAAGAGCATACTGTTACATAACATCTCAGATATCAAAGAAGAAGAATCTCATTTACAAGTTAATCTAAGTAGAAACTTGAATCCTGAAGGTATTTCACATACTGCATGGAAACTCATGAGAGAAGGAGATTCTAGCAGTACAGTACCAGAACATCTAAGTGATAAATTGATTGATAGTTTGTGTGGAGAAAATGCAGAAGCATCACCAGTACCTGATCCTAAACTTAGCGAAGTAGAGAAATATGGTATTCAATTTAGACCAAGACAAACTATGTTCAATGACGTTAAGTCTGCAAGACGTATTATGGTTAGTGTACTAAACAGAATTCTAAGCAACATTAGAGTTAATTCAGCATACTCAGGATGGGATAAAACATTACCAACTGCAAGAGCATACTTAACAACCACAGACTGGTTTGCAGTAAGCAGAATAGATGCGGTAACAAACGAGTCAGTTAGATTCAACGATTCCATCAAGCCAGTATTTAATGTAACAAGTGTATCTGAGCTTAGTGGGTTAAAAGATATTAAAGACGGAACTGTAGTACAAGTTAAGAGTAATCAAAATGATACTTCACAACTTTGGATGTACGATGCACCTACTAAGAAGTTTAAATTAGTAAGTGTTGTAAACGATACAGTTCAGTTGCCTAAGACAGTTTATACAGATAATACTAATCCAACATTGAGCAGTGAATTAAGATTAATACTTATTGCATTACGAGACAATGTATTTAATAATACATCACATTGGAACGAATTGTTCTTTGAAATGATGAAACATGCATACATGGAGCAAAAACAATTAAGTTGGGCATTTAAAACTTCTTACTTATATATTGAGAAAGAAGAAAACGATCTAACAAACTTAAATGGATTTAAAGCAGACAACTTCCAGAAAGTTCTAGACTACATGAACGAAGTTAAACCGTTTAGTGCAAAAGTCAGAGAGTACAAAGACGGTAAGAAGGCTCCTATAGATGTTATAGGACAAAACAATATAAGTGACTACGATAAGCCACCGTTTGTTGATTTAGTATCAGGAACTGTTAGAATACTAGATGAGAATGTAGAATTAGATACATGGATTATGTCTAACTCTAAACAATACATTGATTATGTAACAGCAACCAAAGATGGCTTACAAACAAGTGATCCTGTTAGACGTGCAAATACAACAATTAGTTTCGATAGAACAAACTATCTATTAACAGAAAGTGCATGGGACGTTGCAAATGTATCTCTAGAATCTAGTATAGGTTATAACATTGCTAACTTGTCTGTACAAACAAAACAACAAGTATCAGCAAATGCAAGTGTTAGAGCCGCAGACAAACTATTTAAGTTTGATGCAGAAGTACAAGCACAATTTATTGCAGAAGTTAATACATATTACAATGATGTAACAGCCGCTAGAAACACAGAAATAGTTGGCAACGGTACTGTAATGGCAGGACTTGTTACTAGTGGACAACTTAAAAACACATTAGCACTTATTAAAGAAAAAGTAGGTGGCAACTTTAGAGGTGAAACTTTAGATGCTACTAAGTTCTCAAGCATTGTTGATCAAGCAGATTACATGAGTGCTATACAATCAGACTTTGGTTTCGACTCAGACTTGTTTGACGAAAATACAGATAACGACGATACTGTATTTACAGACAGCAGAGACTTAACAAATTATGGACCAGTAACAACATACGGCATAGGCGACACCAAATGGGACGATGTGAAACAAGTTGTTAACTATGAGGGTGTATTTGATTCAAACGCAAACCCTGTAACACTTAGAAGAAGTGGTGATTCATATGATGGATTTGACGGAGTAACATTCCAGAGAGTAGCATACGGTGAAGAAAGACCTGAAGAACTTGCATTGCTTGATCCTTTAGAAAGTGTAATATTTACAGTTACAACTTCAGACTTCTCAAGAGGAGAAGCAGGAAACGTTAGTGTATTTGATGACTTAGATACTGGTAATGCATCGTTGTTCCATTCAACAGCATCATTAACTGAAGATAATACAAGTGTTGCAATTATTAATGCAGGTATTGGTTATAAATCACCAACTGTAACAATAACAGATGCATATGGTAACAACCCTACAACAACAGCAGTAGCAACAGCAAGTGCCAACGCACAAGGTAGTATAACTGCTATAACAGTTTCAAATGGTGGTGCTGGGTACACAGAAATTAATTTAGCATTAACAGAAACATTAACTGAACAAACAAGTGCAGAGGCAGTAGTGGACTCTAATACACTTTCACTAACAAGTGTTGCAAATGTATTAGTTGGACAAATAGTTACAGTTAATAATATTGACATAAGCGAAGTTGCAAGTATTAATGGTACTACAGTAACATTAAACAGTCACTTGACAAGTGATATTGCAAGTGGAACAACTGTTACGTTTAGAGGACAAGACTTTGCTTATCAGTTAAATAATTTAGTTATTACTTCAACTGCTGGTGTTGACCCAGATGATGCTGATAACTTCTTTGCAGTTGATAATGTAGATGGTTGGGATTCAGCAACTGGCTTAGGACAAGCAGGTTCATTTGATACTGCTTTAACAGTAGTCCAAGAAAGACTGACAACAAAAGTGTCTCCTAATGCAAGAGAAGTCACATACAGAATGCATCATAGTTTATTTGGTGATGTAGACTACTTGCGTATAAGCGGAGAGGCAACTACAAAAATTACTAAGAAAATGACACTATCATCAACATCAATCACAGTAGACGATGCAAGTTTCTTACCAAACCCAACATCAATAGTACCTGGTAGTATATGGGTCGGAGATGAAAGAATACAATACGGTAGAAGAAGTGGTAAAGTATTGAGTGCTTTGACAAGAGGTGCATTCGGAACATCACCACAAGACCACGCAGTTGATACAGCAGTATATAGTGCAGAACAGAACGAACATTTCAATCATTTGAATCCTTCAAGTAATGTATGGTTAGATACCGGTACAAGATATGGAACTCCGCAATCGTGGGACAACGACGAGTGGGACGAAATAGAAGCGGCAAACATTGCAACAGCAGATGTTGGTGTAACAATCACTAATGTAACTTCAACAACAGCAACACTAACAGCGATAGGTACAGGATATGCTAATGTTGTTATAGGTGAAGGTGTTAGAGTATTTGCTAATGCTAATGTTAGTTTATTTGAAGTAGTAGAAATATCAGCAAATAATAGCGGTGTGTGGACAATAACAGCAAGTAACCAAGACACATTAGATAATACATTATTTGTAGAAAATGGAACAGCAACATTGAGAAACTTTGTGTACGGAGCACAAAGCGACGATGATGACTTTGATTCAGCAAGTGTAACAGGCCAGTCAGCATTGAGTTTAGCAGATAGAGGAAACGCAGACTTGGCAAACATAAACAGTATTATGAAGTTTTTACATAAACTTTAAAATTAAAAGGTGCTTTAATAAAGTGATAAATAAAGGTATGAGCAAGGATAAATTAAAAGAAACGAAAAAACCAGAAACAAAACCTGATGATAATATGGGACTAAATGTTAGCGGACACATCTTAATAAGAGATGCAGAGACTAAAGAAGAACTGGTAAACAAAAGAAACGCAATTCATTACGGTAACATGGCGTACATTGTTGCTCAAGCATTGACTAATCAAGACGATGCATTTATTCACTACATGGCGTTCGGTAATGGTGCAACAAGTGTCGATACCGCTGGTAAAGTAGTTTATAAAACACCGAGGGTAACAGAAGGGTATGAATCAGGTGCAAACTTATATAGTAGAACTTTTGCTAAGCCAGTTAGTACTGATGCAGAAAATCCATCAAGTGAACGAGCAACTAATAAAATCGAAGTTATCCCAGGTGTAAGTTATACAGATTTAAAGATTACATGTACACTAGGATACAGTGAACCAAACGATGCTGATGCATTCGATAGTAGTGTATCCAATGAAGGAAACTATGTTTTTGATGAACTAGCATTATTTTCTAAGCCAACAGCAGATAGTTATGATGGATGGGCAAACGGTATCGATTCTAGTACTATGCTTACACATGTAATATTTCACCCAGTACAAAAAAGCAAAAACAGGGTAATAGAAGTTATCTACACAATTAGAATACAATTAAGTTAAGAGGATAAACTGTGCCATATATTATAGACAACAGAGCAGGACAAGCCATTACTATTCCAGATGGTGCCCTCAACCAAGACTTTTCAATTGAATTAGTAGGTAGAAATTATACTAATTACGGTGAACCTATTGCAAAATCATTTATAGATTTACTTAATAACTTTGCTAATAATACAGCACCTACAAAACAAACTAACGGTCAAGTATGGTACGATACATCTAAAAAAGTACTTAGAATATACGATAGTGTCGGCGGCAACTGGGTTCCAATGACGCCATTGATAAGTGCGTCTGGTGTGCCAAGTGGTGAAAACGCAACATCTACAAGTTATTACGATCAAACAAATTCTAAATTTTATATTAACGATGGAACAGGTTATAAAGTTATAGGTTTAGCAGGTGAAACTAACACAAGTTTCTCAGGTGAAACAGCAGTTTCGTCTCCTACACGATACGGAACAAGACTAAGAAATATTTTCTTAGAAGACTCTTCATCAGTACCAAGAGCCGTTACAGCAATAGTAACAACAAACAGTTCAGGTGCCGCTCCAGGCTTCACAAACGAAGAACAGATAGTTGCAATCTTTAGCGGACACGCAGAGTTTACTGCAGGTGATATCACAAGTTCAACAGAAGGTGAAGCAGTAAATTACTATACGCAATTAACAGCAACTGGTGGCATTGGTGCAACTATTAAGCCAGGCTTAAACTTAAGAGCAGACAACGACTCATTAATTAAAAATTCTAGCAGAGCATTTAGAAGTGATTCTGCATACAGTTTAAACACAGGTAGTTTTGGTTCAGACTCATCTAACATATCAGCAAGTGCGGTATTCCATAATGCATCAGATTCTATTCCTAACACCGATAACGTAATTGACTTAGGAACAAGCAGTAAGAGATTTGCAGAAGGACACGTTACTAGTTTAACATCGACAAATATTTTAGCATCTGGTACAGCATCATTGGGTGCATCCGGAACACCATTTACAAATGCTTACCTTACAAGTGTAAACATTGCAGGGGCAGTAACATTTGCAGGGGCAAACAATTTAGGTACAACAAGTGCTAGAGCAGGAACTGGTTTCTTTTCTGGGTTGGATACTTCAGCATTTAAACTAGGTACACAAGTATTCCCTGCTTCAGACGGAGCAAGTGGACAACAATTATTCACAGATGGGTCAGGTGCTTTATTTTGGAGAGACCCTGTAAGTTCCATTACAAATATATTTGCAAGAGGTGGTACAGTAAGTTCTAATACAACAGCAGTGGTAAATGGAGTATCAGAAACTACATTCGCTATTGATATTGGAGCCGGTCCAGGCGTAACAGTACTAGACGACACTATTCAAGTTGACATAAGCAGTTTCACATCTGATAACTTGCCAGAGGGAACATCAAACTTATACTACACTAATGCAAGAGCACAGGCGGCAATTAGTGTTATTGATAGTGGGGGCTTAGGCAGTTTATCAGAATCAGGTGGTGCAATAACTTACGCAGGACCTAGCACAACCGACATTAGAGATCAGTTTAGTGCTGGAACAGGTATTAGCATATCAAGTGGTCAAATATCTACAGACGACAGTAATATTTCACATGATAACTTATCAGGCTTTGTGTCAAACGAACATATAGATCATAGTGCTGTATCTATAACAGCAGGTACAGGTTTAACAGGTGGTGGAACAATAGCATCTAGCAGAACATTAAATGTTGCAGGTGGCTACGGTATTACAGCAAATGCAAATGACATAGAAGTTGCAAATAGTGATATCAGAGCATTGTTTACTCCAGGAGTTGGCATTAGTATTAATGCCAGTGGAGAAATTTCTAACACAGGTGTATTAAGTGATCCAGACACCACAGACTTTGTCACCAAAGCAGGTACGCAATCAATTGGTGGTGCAAAAACATTTACAACTGCCATTACTGCAACAGGTGGTATTAGTATGGGAGCGGCAGATGTAGCCTACACCGGCACATTGGTATTCACTGGAGGTAGTGGATCAGTATCATTTGGAACGGGTGGTACTATAAGTGCAACGGGTGACATCACAGCATTCTCTGATCGTAGATTAAAAGAAAATATAGAACCTATTGATAATGCACTAGAAAAACTTCAATCAATTAATGGTGTAACTTTTAATACCATAGGCCAAGAAAAACGTCAAGCAGGACTAATTGCACAAGATTTACAAAAAGTATTACCAGAAGCAGTTCACGAAAACGAAGATGGCATGTTAAGTGTTGCATATGGTAACACAGTTAGTTTACTTGTTCAAGCAATCAAAGAACTGCAGGCGGAGGTGGCTGAGTTAAGGCAGGAGTCATCATCCAATGCCAATAAGTAAAACTAGCGGAATTTCTCTTTCAGAAATAAATTCATTTTTAAGCAAAGGCAATAATATTAGTGCTTACTATGATGAATTTTATTTAGATACAAAAAGAAATACATCAAAAATATTTACACCAGATAGGCCTATTAATTTTGGAGCATTTGACAACCTTGATAAACTTCCAGACGCAGATGTAATACTTCCACTAGTTGAGTTAACCAGTCAAAGAGGTAGTGGTGATTACTTTAAGGGCGACGGTGCAGATATTACACTATCAGTTGTATTAAAAGCAAAGAAAAGTAGTGAGCCTCAACCAGTATTATCTTTTAGACCAGAACAAAGACCACAAAGTACAGTAATAAAATGGTACGAAACAACAGGTGGCGCATTTACAGAAATAACAAGTAACGTTACCCAAACTATGGCTCTCCCTACGTCTTGGAGGTTTAGTTTTGAATTTATGGGATTCGGCAGGAGTCCTAAGCAACCCGAATATGTATTTCGTTCAGTGTTAAAAATACCAAAAGACACCACAGGGACAAGAACATTTGTTGCTAGGGCAGAAGTATTCACATATAATATTGAGACCGACGAAGTGGCAGGTTCGGCAATTACAACATTTGACCCATATAAGATTTCTATTCAAGAAGCAGGTGAACCAGTAGTAAAAGCAACAGTTAATATGCCAGGCACTAATACATCAGGAACAATTATAACTTACACAGATGGTTCAGCAACGTCATATCCGGCACTAGGTGTAGGATTCAATTATACATTTAGTGAAGGTGAATCACCAGGCTATATAAAAACAGATAGATCGGAATCACATGTAAGTTATGTGTCATACAATGGCGGCGCATTTGTGGCTTCTACCGCTAATGGTGTTGGACCATATGGCCCGTTTCATCAGAGTCACGATCCTACTAGAAGTCCTAAAGAGTTTGGCTATTGGGTAAGAGCTCCTATCAAATATACTGTTCCGGGCGAGTATCGTTTCAAATTAATATCATCTGTAAGTAATACATTTACAAAACCAGACGGAACAACAGGTTATGTCATTACAGCAACAGATGAAGCCATTCACACAGCCACAATTGGAAGTAAAACAGTTGATAATGCCGTACCAACATTATTAGGTTGGACAATTAATGAAGATTCTATATCAGAGGATGGCGGAATAGCAACAGCAACATTATCTACACAACATGCTATAGGAGAAGAGATAACACTTGCCGCTAGTGAAAACTTTGGAATTAATCTCAAAACATGGAAGGTGCAGAAAATAACTTCTAACTCAATGACATTTAAGTTCACGTCAAAGGCAAGGAATCACGGCGATAACAGAACATTAACATTATATGCTACACCTAAGGGCAACGACTGGGACGATACTACTAGGGTAAGTGATACTGTTACATTAACTAATTCCGGTGCACCTACACTATTGGATGGATATGGCATGAATGGTGTCAACTCAGTAAATGAAGGCAGTTCGTTTACTTACACATTAAAAGGTGTAAACTTTCAAGAAGAGGATTATACATGGACAACTACATTCCCAGCCGCGTCAGTGGTTAACACTAGCGGTTCGTTTTCAACTCCTTATGCAGGCAATTATTATACTGGTAATTATCACGGCACATTCACAGTTGATACGGTAGTAAGAACAGACCACTACGAAGATGTAACAGGTGGACAAATTAAGGTTTATAGGAATGGCCAGTTATATACTCAAAGTGGTGCAAAACTAAAAATTAAAAACACAACAGCACAACCAGTGACATTACCGTCTTCATCTGGATTGGCTCCGATAGTACATAACAAGATAACGAGAGATACACTCAACGAACCATGGTATGGATTAGGAGGTGTTAGTATTACACTTAATAAAGATAGTACATGGTCTTCCTCATCCGGGCAAACAGGTACTTACGCAACACCGGCGCCATTAGAAGGTGACTGGATTCCAGTAATTTCGGAGGCTGGGCCTATAGCAAAAGCCATCTTCCAAGAAGATCAGATAATTAACATAAAACCTAGTGGCTACTTTGCCTTTACACAGCAATTTAGTCAGAGTAGTGCAACATTGAACGTTAGAGGAGTAGCGGCTCAAAGTATTATAGGCCATGGTAGTTGCACATTTACATACATTTTTAAAAATACAGTTTCAAAAGAAACAAGGACCGGAGGGGTACTTAATTTGTCCGTATTTGTACACGCAATACCTTCAAGACAAATTGGGGTTCAGGTAGTGAATAATTTTGAAGGGGAGCAACAAATCTACGGCGTTGACGTTGACCCAGAGATAGTTGAGGAAGTTCATCCGGCACGTGGCGGTCTAATTAGAGATTATTGTGGCAAGAATAATATAAAATGGGGGGCTTATCATGACGGCAATGGCGGTCATTATGCTCGTATTATAGAACGTAATTCAGTTGATTGTGGATATGTAAATCCATATACTGATAGTGGGATTAAGCCAACAGAAAGACATGAAGAATCAATTGATGTTACTACTCCAAGTTATGCCGCAGGTGGAACAGTTACTAACGAAGTTAACCAAAATATATATAATGCAAAACTTGCCGAAATTGACGAAGAAGCACGCCAGCAGGTGCTAGACTCCATTGCTAAGAACGGATTACCCGATTTAACTAACGTGTTAGCCGGCATAACAGTTGATATAAGCAAGATAAAGATCGATATAGGTAGCATAAACATAGGTAGTATATAATAAATATGTGCGTAGTTAATAAAGATGATAAATAACAATAATGAAAAACAATTTTAATGAGAGTAGACTATAATGTCATATGATATAACAAATACAGACGGTACGTTAAGTTATTCCGTTGCTGACAACCAGGTAAACACTAGTCAGTTTTCACTTGCATTAGTAGGACGTAATACAGCAAATTATGGACAATACTTTGCTCAAAATACCATTAGGCATTTAGAAAATTTTGCTGGTATTTCTGCACCTACTCCAGGTACTAAACTGATAGGTCAACTATGGTTTGACAAAGGCGAAGATATACTTAGAGTATGGGACGGCACAAACTGGAAACGTGCAGGCGTTGTAGTAGGAAACACAAGACCAACAGACGGTGAAGGCTCAGGTACACAATTCTTTAACTTGGGTACAGAAAAATTAGAAATACACAACGGCACAGCCTTTGTAGAAGCAAACTACCCAGGAGAAGTAACAACAGACTATTCCTCAGATGCAACTAATGGTTCACCAGCACATTATGGTGCAAGACTAAGAACATTATTTTTAAAAGATTCCAACGGTAAGACATTACCAGTATTAGCATTAGTATATACTAAATCAGGCTCAACTGGTAACGCAGGTACAACAACAGTAAACGGGCAGAAAGAAACAATAATGACATTGTTCTCTGATCATCCTTCGTTTACGATAGCAAACCCAACAGCAACAGCAGTTGGTACAGAAACAATTGATTACTATCCAGAACTTACAGGTACTGGTGGTATTGCATCAGCAAGAACAGGTAGATCAGCAGGTGTTATATTACCTGGATCTAATCAACGTGCTGAATACGAAGCGTCTCAAACAGCAAACTTCTCAACATTATATGCAACATCAATTGGTGATGCATCTAATCCAGTTTCATCTGGACATGTTGATACATTAACAGTTAATACCCAATTAAATATTCCAGGTGCGGCCGCTGTAACCGGCGACTTAACTGTAGGCGGAAGTATAGGTGTAACAGGCGATGTTACAGGTACAACAAGTACAGCCACATTTGCAAACATTGTTGTTACAGCAGGTTCTATATTAAGTGGTGATACAACAATCAATGGTAACCTAACACTTAATGGTGTTAACACACAGACGTTAGGTACTGATGCACAAAAAGTAGAAACTATATTTGGTAACGCAATTGATACACAAAGTTTAACAGTAGATGGTACAGCCACTATTGCTACACTAAATTCAACATCAATGACTGTATCAAGTTTAGCAACACTAACAAGTGCAACCATTTCAGGAACAACCACATTAAATGGCGCAGTCAACTTAGGTGATGATAGTGCAGACTCTATTACAGTTAACGGTACAACATCGTTTGTGGGTGCAACCACATTTAACAGTGATATAGTATTAAGTTCAGGAACAGACTTAACTATCAGTAACGGTCAATTAATACTAGCAGGTTCAAGTAGTATCACTGGTGCGGCATCAAACATATTAATTGATAATCAGGGTTCATTAAACAATCCTAGATTTATTACATTTGTAAATGGTTCTACTGATGATACACAATATAAATTAGAGAATGACGCAGGTCTTTCATATGTTCCTCAAACAAATACATTATCTACCACAGCAATTACGGCATCGGGAACATTAACGTTCGGTACGTTAAGTGACGGCTCATTATCAGTAACTGCTTTTATTGACGATGATTCAATGGCAACAGCAAGTGCTACAACATTAGCATCATCAGAATCTATTAAAGCATACGTTGATGCACAAGTAACAGCATCAGATGACGACTTAACTATATCAGGCGATTCTGGTTCAGGAACAATTAATTTAGATACCGAAACATTAGGAATTAAAACAGGTGCTGGTTTAACATCGGCGGTGTCTGGTAACGATGCAACTATCACTTTAAATACAACATTAACTGGCATGTCTAGTATTACTTCATCTGCGTTAGTAGGTGATTTAACAGGTGACGTTACAAGTTCAGGAACAAGTAGTTTTAATAATGTTACTTTATCAGGCTTACTAACTGGTATCTCTACAAAAGCACAACAGATTAATTTAACAGCAGAAAATAGTTCCGGATCACAACATTCTATATTATTTAGTCCAGGTGCAACAGGTTACGAAGCAATCAAGACTGACACTGGATTGTATTACACACCTAGCACAAATACACTTACAGCAAGTGTATTTGATGGTACAGCAGACGTTAGCACTAAGCAAACATTAACTGCTACTAATACATCAACTTCAACACATTACCCATTATTTGCAGATGCGGCAACAGGTGACGAAGACGTTAGAACTGATACAGGGTATACCTATGTTCCAACATCAGGAACATTAACAGCAACCATATTTAACGGTGAAGCAGTAACGGCTCGTTATGCGGATTTGGCTGAGATATATTCAGCAGATGCAGACTACGAAGCAGGCACAGTTGTGAAACTGGGCGGCAGTGAAGAAATTACAATGACACTATCACACAACGACACTGAAGTATTTGGTGTCATCTCAACTAATCCTGCATACTTGATGAACAAAGATGCAGAGGGTTTACCAGTTGCATTAACAGGTCGTGTACCAGTTAAGGTAATTGGACCAGTAAGCAAAGGCGACAGGCTGGTATCAAGTGATGTTCCAGGTGTTGCAAGAAGTATTGGTAACGATACATACGATGCTAGAGCAGTTATAGGCCGTGCATTACAAAACAAACAAAATAGCGACGATGGCGTTATAGAAGCAGTCATCGGTGTAAAATAGGTAAATAGTAGTATAAATTAGGAGTTAACAAATGGCATCAGGATCAAGTTATACAGTATCAGGCGGAACTACAATGACAGGAGTCGTTGCAGGAGACGTTATCGATGATGCAGATTTCAATAATGCTAGAACAAACATTAATACATTAATGGGCAATGCCGCAGACGTTACAACAGGAACATTTACTGCATCAAGTACATACGGATGGGGTCAAGGTGGTGCAGGTGTTAGTGCCGCGTCAGCCGGTAGCACAGTTCAAGATACAGGTGCTGGTGGTTTTAAAGACTTACAGGACGATGTGCAGGCAATGTGTGCATTTTTAGGAATTACTGTTAGAGCAAATGTTGGAACTGACGTAACAACATCAACAACAATTAATGCAACAACTTGGACTAACTTGATGTTAAACGTACAAGATTGTTGGAATGGCAGATTTTCACCTAGTTCACGAACTATCTCAACAGATGCAAGTAAAACTTTTACTAGTTCATGGACTGGCACATTAAACCAAGAAACATCATGGACATT